AGCCCTTCCACCATCTCTCCCATTGCATCCATCTGGAGCATCATCCGAACGTGACGGTCTTCCGGGAATCGAGCATCCATCTCCCCGCGATGCGCGACGATGGACGCCTGCTCGCGTACCTGAACCGGTTGCTCCTCGACGAGACAGGTGTCACGGCATGATTTTTCGCAGATTCGTTGGAAAAGTCTCGAATGATCCTTTTCATCATTTCATTAAATATATTTCTTCAAGAAAAACACCATAATCAAGGCGCCAATCACATCGATCGTGTAATGATTCCTTGAAATAACAGCGAGCACAGCCACGATGATGGTGATGATGCAACCCATCCGTTCGGTGAATATCTTTTGGGACGGGAATATGCGGCTGAGAAGGACAAACATTGTGATGACAACGGCGACATGACCACTGAAGAACAATTCATTACACGATCCCAATAAACGTTTGTTCTTGCACCTGCCACTGCTATCCGGTATGATGGTTACGACGGCCGTCAGGGTCTTTAATACATATAAAAAATCATATATATCATGGCCTTATATCTATCGTGTTGTGAAAAAACAAGGACCCACAGGACCGACGTGCAGATGATACTGATCACCAACCAATCATTGATGACACCCAGGGATATCATACAATGGAGTTTTGTAGCCATGTTTCATTAAGAGTGGTATCTCCACATAGACATGCAGTACAGTGAACCAGATGATTAGATTTGATGATAATGTTTTGGTGATCTGATCTGAGGTCGTATCTCCAATATTTATTTTTATAATCATTCTGTTTTTGTGGAATTTTGTCCGATTTTTTTGACTTATCATTGTGTACTTGGACATCCGCAATTACAATCTCATTCCTAAAGTTCCTCATTTAACGTCATTAAACGATGTTATATAAAAAATGATTTACCTGATCATCACGGCGAGTCGACGGGATCAGTACAAGAATATGACAGAAGAGGATCGAAAGAGGACGTACCAACAATCGATCGCAACGACCTTGGGACGCCTCACGCCCGGGATCAAACCGATCATTGTCGACAATAATGGGGACGAGGGAAGGACGTACTTGGATGATTTCGGGGTGGATGTTGTGTACACCGATCATCAGACGGTCGAGGTGCCGCACAAGGGATACAAGGAATGGATGGATCTGCAGGAGGTGATCAGGAGACATGCGATCGCACCGAAGGATTGGGTCATCAAACTGACGGGGCGGTACGAGGTGACGGACGATTCCTTCTTCCGGATGGTGGTGGAATACCAGGATCGCGCGGACGCGATGATCAAATTTCAGAACATCTGCACGGGTCAGTTTGTATGGGATGATTGTGTGCTGGGTCTGTTTGCCATCCGCGCCCGCTACATCACGGATTGGATCTATCGGGACGAGATCTATCCCGAACGGGAGTTTGCCACGCACATCCGTTCCCTGGCTGTGGCGCAACAGGTACGACTCGTCGAGGTGACCCATCTCGGGCTCCATGCCGCCGGGTTATTTGCATAGATTATTTTTTGCGTGGAGTGCGTTTTCTTGGGGTCGTCATTATGGACGGTCGAGGACTCGAAAAGATGATATACGATAGGTCACTGATGGAGGCAATGATGGTCAGCCAGGCGATGATGATGATCCATGATATCTTCCATCCCTCGCGGTGGTGCTTGATATCACCGCCGGAAAAGGACCATCCGAAATACGAGAGGTGGATCCAGGTGTTCAGGATCACAAACGCCATGACGGCAATAATAATCAGTACTGGTATCATGAGGGATGGGAAGAAGATCGAGACGATCAGCGCCATGAGGCAGCCGATGCATACTGTGATGAGTTGCAGGTACGATATGATAATGATGAACATCCGTCTCCAATCGTCTGTCGGGATCTCTGTTTCTGACCCGGGTAGGCGCCCGCATAGGTCAGAGTAATGATTGCGGTGATTACCGGCAGCAGATTGACTATCGCCCGCGTCTCCATTTTTTCTTGATTTTATTTTTTTTTTATTCTTGTTCAACCATTGTGCGCGCACGAATAGTCGACATGGTAGACCAGGGCGAGACCGTACCCGGCGGGGAGCAAACAAAACACCCGATGGAAAAGAGGGAATGTGCACTGTTCAGGGGGGATGAACAGCCGGTCGAATGTCAATTCCGAGGCATAACTGACCTCATTGTACCGCACCGTTGGATGATTGTCGAAGAATGTCCGGAATCGTTGGAATAAGGTCTTTTCGACACGTTTGACTTGCTGGCCGAGGAGATCGGCCTGTGCCTGCTGTTCCCTCTGGGCCGTCCTAGTCCATTTCTGGAGGAGTTTGGTCATGGATCGCGGATAGATGATTCGGAATTCGATCTCTTTCCGGAGTAGAGAACGATGACAGGTGAATTGTGACAGGGCCTTCCGGAATTCCTTCTCGGATACGGACGGACCCGGAGAAGGATAGACGATCCGACGGAGCGTGGGAGTCCTCATCACGCCGGTGGTGATCCTCTCCTCGTGATAAACGAGTCGGTAGTTGGGGAATATCGTCCCGAGTTGTGCCATAAATTCCGGCGTGGCGTAGATCGTCACGATCGCTGGCCGATAAGGTCGACATCCACTGTCCGACGAGCCCGGGGAGTTGTCTCCGATGGCGATGAATCAGACGGAGCCGTATCGAGTACGGATTGATGGTGGCATGATCGATCGCGCATCGGGAGAGCCACGATGTCATTCGATATTTTATCATTAAAATAATTTTTCTCTGGTAAATAAATGGAGAAAGAAATCTCGGCGTTTGAGACCTGCCGGGAGATGTGCGGCGCGTGCAAGAGCGAATGTCTCGAGAACAATGTGTGCGACCTGATTACCGTGTGCGACCTGTGCATGATGGCGTGCACCATGAAGATCATCAGTCTCCGACGACCCTCTCACTGCCAGAAAGAGACCTGCAAGAAAGTCACCAGTCTGTGCAAGGATCTGATCAAGAAATGCCACGATCAATGCCTGCAGTACGGCCATGCCGGGTGCGTCAAGGCCTGCAAGGCGGCGCTGTCGTATTGTTGAAAAAATATTTATCACAAAACAATAAAACATGAGGTTGCATGTTTTATTCCGCCATCCGGACGAGCTGCGTCCTGTCCATGAATGGCAGGTGCGGAATTGCATCGATCTCGATATCATCTACACTAGATCCAATCTGTTCTGGATGGAACTCCGGAACGCCGACGGCGTCCCGGTGTGGTCGTCGGCATCCGTCAGAAATCTGAACAAGATCCGACCACGGAAGAAAAAAAAATGTGAAACCCTGTGCGGTCTGCCCAACATACCCTCGACCTCGCATTGTTTCCACGACGAGACGCACAGGACGTGCTGTCTGCTGGGGGGTGAGGCGCGCCGGTACGCGGATCGGACGGGGAATCCGATCGGGCGGGCCTCGGAAGAGGCGTTCTTTCATCGGTACGGGTTCCATCCGGACGAGGACACGCTCACACCATGGTGCACCTGCATCGGCTCGGAGGTCTGCTCGTTCTACGCCCGGACCTTCCATGACGGCACGCACATCAAGTACATTGATAGCGTCCTCGACGGCATGGTCCTCTCGCAGGACGAGGAACGGTACAGGACGCTCCGCCATAAAACCCCGGGTATCGGATGATCGTGCGGTATCTATGTGATTCTCGATCGATTGGCATCCATCGCAAAATTGATTCATCCATTCCTCCCAAAAAAAATAAAATCGATCGGTAGATACTGAATCATATCGTGTCTTTTTGTTGTGCAGAGAAATTATGGCATTCATCCTGGACGAGACGAATTTCCTCGCGGCCTCGGAGTTCCAGGAGATCCTAGATCGATGTCCCCCGGATACCGAATGGAAGAGCGCCAATGTCTACGACAGGCGTGCCGAGAAGAATGTGGTGAACGGGGAGTTCCGCCACGCCCAGAAAGTCCACGAACGTTCCTTGCCCGATTGCAAGCGATGGCAGTCGGCCTGCACCCGCCGACTCGTCGGCCTCCTACGCCGGTCGTTGCCTCATTTCCATTATTTGTTTGCGCGACCGGCGCGGGTGGAATGGCTCCGTTACGAGCCCGGCATGTTTTTCAAACCGCACCAGGACTTTGAGCGGTACACGTGCAACGGCATGATCCCGTATGTGCTCCTGATCGGACTGAGGGACGTCGAGAAGGGCGGAGAGACGCGCGTCGGCGAGCGGGTGTGCACGGGGAGCACCCGGGCGAACGGCGCCGTGTTTTTCCCCTCGAACATGATCCACGAGGCGTGCCCCGTCGAGGCCGGCATCAAGTGCTGCCTCAAATTGGAGTATTTCGTCTTTGTCGACGAGGATCCGATCACGATCTCGTCGGAGACGGCGGGCTGGACGTCGTACTGGACACGGTCGGCGCTCTCCATGACGCACAATTATATCCGGTCTCACCTGGATTTCTCGCGGGAGGCCGAGACACGGCTCTTCCTCTCGGAATCGACCGCCCAGGGGTTTGTCCGTCTGATGAAGGACATTGCCAGTCCCCATCCCTCGTACCCCACCACGCCATTCCAGGACATGATGTTCCCCGGCCTCACGATCCCCGTCCTCCACGATCTGTTTATCACTCTCTCCCCCGATCCGATCGTCCTGGGACGGCAGCCGATGGCCTGGGATCATCTCCACCGTCACCCGCTGTCCTCGATCTGCCTCACGGGTCTCTGGGTGCGAGAGGCTCGGCAATCCAAGTACACCCTCTGGATGGTGGTCGACCGGATGGGCCGTCCGTTCAGGAAAATATCTGGTCGCAAAGAGATCTCGATCGGACCCTCGATGGTCGATGAGGAAGAGGAAAAGAGCGGTACTCGTTTCCTGCCCTATCCGTACCTCCGGGAACGTCTCATCCAGCAATTCATCGCCGAGAAGGACATGCCGTCCACCAAGACCTCGGATCGCCATGGAACATCGGATCCGCAGGTGGCCGGCGGAGAAGACTATCCCGAGGACGTCCTCAGGACTCATCTCGAACATTATTGGCCGGATCTCCGCAAGATCCAGCCCTCGGACGATGCGCACGACGAATCGAAACGGATCGCCGGGACGATCCTGCGCGAGGAGAGGGAATTCTGCAACGACGAGGATGCGGGTTATGAGATTGTACGATGGACAGAATATAAATCGTACAAGATCCAGACGCGATGGATCCGTCTCTCGCTGACCATAAATTGAATCCCGGATCGTTCGGTATGATTGTTTAATCATATGGTCCTGCTCACAGAACGAGATGCCGAGGATTGTGAGATTGTGGAGATCCTTTGTTGGGATCCGTCGCTGATTGAACAATTCATGGATAGGATGAGACGGTTCGGATGGGAAACCGTGCAAAAAGATAATAACACCTATATTGTCCATCCCGATCCCTCACGATGGTGGATCCGCCGGATAAAAACATCGTACCGCTACTGGTACGAATCCTCTGAAATTCTCTATAATCCTCGGTACGACATCTATTACCATGGGTGCTGCGTCGCACAGATTGACACCATTGTCCTGCGTCATTCCACGAATTATCAGATCCAATGGAACGAAGAATCGTTCCGATGGATCAGACAATGGGAATGGCTCTCCCCTCTGTGGGAGGATGCCATGTTTCATACAATTCATGATTTTTTTATTGGGAAAAAAATTTCGTTATAATAGAAGGGATGTTGAGATTTCTTGTGATGATTGGACTCTATTTCTCGTCGAACGCCGCCGCCTGGGAATGGACGAGTCATCATAATCAGATTTATTTCAAAGACACACCGTTCTCGATCAAAGGATTCAACTGGTTCGGAGGCGATAATAATAATCAGATTCCCGAAGGATTGTGGGTGCACCCCATGTCCCATTATCTGTACAAGATGAAAGAGTACCGGTTCAATGCGATCCGCATCCCCATCTCGATGGAGACCATCCTGAATCTCGATCAGATGGTACGCTATGATACCGTGAGCGCCGATCCCACGCTCCAAGGAAAAACCATCCGCGATGTTTTTCACACGCTCTTCTATCTTGCACACGATATGAATATGACCATCCTTCTGGATTTCCATACGATACGAGGCGCCATCACCGAATACCCGTACCTGTTGCCCGATATCACCCCCACAATGACACAGGATGTCATTATCAAACTCCTGACTGAATTTTCAAAATACCCGAACCTGATGGGGATCGATATCAAGAATGAACCCCATGGGGGTATCACCTGGTCGGAATGGGAACGGTACTGCACGGACACGATCCGACGAGTCCGGGACGAGGTGAAATCGTTCAAGGGTCTATTTTTTGTGGAGGGCGTGCAGGCGGTCATGGCATACCCGTCCCCCTGGGGGGGTAGTTTCAATGATATACGATCGTCCTCCCCGCTCGTCAATGATTCCAAGGTCGTCTTCAGTCCGCACGTCTACGGGGTATCGGTCAGGGGATCGGTGGCGCTCTCGGAAGATAGACGGACGTTCCATCAGTGGTTCGGATTCCTAAAAGACCTGTACGAGAATCCGATCGTCCTGGGGGAGGTGGGAGGATTGTTTGTCGGCGACGACAAGACCTGGCACTTGCGACTCCGCGATTATCTGTTGGATGTGGGCATCAACGATGCTTTTTATTGGTGCCTGAATCCGGACAGCATCGATACCGGCGGCATCCTGCAGGACGATTGGACGACATTGAATCAGCACAAGATCGAATTCCTCGATGTACTCCAGACCGATCCGACCATTCTCGCATTTCCTCAGCCCGTCCCGGATAAAAACTCGCATCGAGATCACGACAATATCGATAATGTGCTCGACCTGCTGTTCCGGAAATACACTTGAAATTGATTCTCAAATCATTGTGCAAAAAAGGAACACACATGTTGATCCATCAGGATGTCCTCGTTTTTCTTCCGTTTTCCGTCGTGTATCGCCTCATGATACCGGATCGATCCTTACCACCTTTATATACTGCAAAATATGAATGGATCCTCCGGTGCGTGCCGTGCGTTGTCCGGGATATGGTCGGTATGGAGCATCTGTTGGACGCATCGTTCCTGCCGTGGAACGACGACTACATCGGTCATACCGGGTACATCGATCGGATCAAATACGTCCCATCGTCTGTGATGGTCGGCGAAGATCCTCATCACCGTGCGTTCATCACGATCCGCACCCGCCGTCGCGACGAGGAGGCTCTTCATTACGATGTCACCACGCTGTTCCAGCGGTACTCCGACGACCGATCGACGTGGACCTACGGCGCTCACCATCCCTCCTGCTGGATGAGCGGGTTCATGTATTTCTGCCAGAAGGATATCCTCCGCCAGGAAGCTTGTCGCGCGCTCCTCCGCTCGATCATGGAGGGCATACACCCCGTCCATGTCCTCGTCTGACGGATTTTGTTGTGCACGAAATTTTTTTTTATATTGGAGGTACAACAAATGGAATGTCCTCCCAACAAGGAACGTAATCCTAAGACCGGACGATGTGTCAAGAAATGTCCTCCCGGAAAAGAACGGGACAAGACCGGACGATGTGTCCGTCTTGTTCAGGATATCATGACACAACGATTGCGCCGGGAATTCGATCAGATCCTGGCACAATTGCGCCGACCCCGATTGGCCGATGTGTTTGAGACATCCAACGTCGATGATCCGGTGGCCTGTCTCCGCAAGGTCGCGACCCAGGATCTTGAGAGCCAAATCCAGCGTCGTCGCCGCCCCGTCAATGTCCTGGTTCCCAGAAAAAAAAAGAAATAATCGACACATTATTTTCAATGATGTGTACAAAAGAATTCGACGGATCATCGCGCGCATGTGCTCTCATCTGATGGATTGGAAAAAAAAAAGATAAAAAATGTCATTCCCAATAAAATGACAAGGACATTTCAAGTATTGCAATCACAATCACCCTCCACGGACGCGTCGCTACAGACATCGGGACGACCTCCTTACATGTTTTATATTATCCTTATCCTGATTATTGCGGCCATTATCGTCGGCAGTGTATTTTTTAGCCAATCGGCCAAGACGATTGTGGTTGTCGGTCCGTACGGCGGTCATCACATCAGGACGAATCCGTATCGAAAAAGAAACCTCATTATAGGATCCGTCTGTATGTTATTTGCTGTGATCCTTATAATCGTGCTCATTGTCCTCTATAGAAAAACATCCAGAACGTCTGATGGTTTCATCCGGTAATTATCAAAAATCTACTATACAATGGAAAACTCATTCTGTACATTTTGTAAATAAAATGTACAGTATAATTTCTTGATGATAAGTAGGGGGGAGTAATGAGAATCGTGCAAATCGAATTCCCTCATTCCGCGATGGAGGAGGAGAAAGTCTATTTCTGCAACAACAGTCTCTTGCACTACCAGGACGATCTTTTTCTCATGACGTTCCGCAGGATGGAGTATCACATCCCGAATAAAAAATACCTTCCCCTCATCCACCCGTGGAAGATGTGGGACAACGGATTCAAGTTCCTGCACCCGGATCCCGATCGTGTCGATCCGAGGAAAGAGTACGGCAAGAAGAAATTCCGGCAGCACCTTTCGGCGGATCTTTTTGTCAATTTCCGGACCGACGACACCCATTTATTCCCCGATTACAACGAATTTGATAGCACGGGCATGGCGATCCTCCACCATGATCCTACCCGATCCCACCCGTTCCGCATCGTCCATCTGATGGACAACATCTTTGGTCGCGACATGAACCAGGATTGTCGCATCTTCCGCGACCGTCACGGCGACATCTGGTTGCTGTACAACGGCTATTTCCTCCCCAACGAGTGCCGCATGCTCCGGCGGAAGGTCCATCTGAACCTCGAACGACAATTCATGTACCTGTACGAGGAAGAGGAGGTCATCCCGGCCTCCATCCGCCGGCCCATCGAGAAGAACTGCATCATGGACGGCGAGACCATCTATTACGGGTTCCACAAGGGAATGTTTACGGTGATCCGCGATGGGGCGCTGCACCGGCACGCCGTGCCGTTCTTGCAGGAGATGGTTGATCGGTACGAGGATCGGTTCGTCATCTCGCTCGGGACGCCGCCGATCCGGATCTGGGACGATCGTCATGTTGCCGTCGGTCATGTCAAGATTGAGTTCCGCAACCGCCTCTCGTGCCTGGGATTGTCCATGTTCCGCGATGTGTTTCAGGATTTCCTGGAGGGGATCCGATGGGAAAACATTTATACGCACGGCAAGTACATCTATTTCATGTTCTTTTTCGAGTTCAATGCCGAGTACAAGATCACACGGATCTCCAACTGTTTCATCCCCACGCAGGCGCAGCGGCATCTGCCCTACCTGCTCACTTTCCCCTGCGGGTTCACCGCCGATCCCGAGCGGTACAATTTCTGGCTGTCGTACGGGGAGGGCGATGTCCGGTGCAAGATCCTGACCATGACCCGCGACGACATCGACAACCTCCTCCTGTACCCGGAGGTGCTCACGCACGCCGGGTACAAGATCCATCTCCTGGACATTGACGAATGGAATGCGCGTCCCATGATCTTTCATATCGGCTATTTCTTTGAAAAGAATTGCGGGGACGACATGTTCCGCGTCGTCTTCCAGTGTCTCCGGAACCAGTACTATCCCTCGCACCTCGCGGTCTTCCGCAACCATTACAAGCACGATCCCGAGTTCCGGCCGGATCGGGACCTGCTGGTCTTTGGTGGCGGGGATATCGTGAACCGGTATTTCCTTAACGAACGGTTCCAGACCGACGGTCTCCCCAAGGATGCGGTGAGCATCGGCATCCCCTACATCGACGATCAGCACCTCCTGGATCATTTCCGGTTCCTCTGCCTCCGGAGTCTGACCGACTATCGGCGGTTCCTCCTCGAGGGGAAGGATGCCGATCGTCTGTGCTACTTCCCCGACCTGGGGTTCCTGATGCCACGGATCCTCTCGCTCTCGCGCGTCCAGTTCCAGCACGAATGGGTGTCGGACCGCCCGCGCCTGGGCGTCTGTCTCGCGCGCACCTTCTATCGAACCGGGAACGAGACGGAATACATCGCCTTCATCCTCGCCCTGGTCGCGACCTTCCAGATCCTCCTGGAGCACATGGACATCTACCTGATCCCGTTTTGCACCAACCGGAAGAAACGGTACGAGGACGACCATGTGATCAACCGCCACATCCTGGAATTTTTCCGCGAGGATCCTCGTGTGGTCGATACCTCGGCGTGGCCCATCGAGAGCGACGAGGTCTTCCGCACCTACGCGCTCCTCGACAAGATGGATTTCCTGTTCTGTTCGCGCTTTCATTCCCATATTTTTTCAATCTGTCTCAAGAAACCCTTCATCTCGTTCAGCCAGAACCGCAAGGTCAAGAATGTCATGAAAGAATTCCATCTCGAGGAATGCGTGTACTCCTTTGAGAACATCGAGGGACTGCCGGTGCGCCTGGATCCGAACCATCTCGCTCGGTTCGTCCTCCATCATTTCCACCGGAGGCACGCGCTCGCCGATCGTCTCGCGGAGGTGATGAAGGTCATCTCCTCGAACATGGATCGGTTCATCACCATGTGGGAGACGTACATCCGCACGCACCGCATGATCCCGCACCCCATCGAGCCCGTCCCCGAGACGACCTCATCTTGATGAACGGACAAACGAGGACGAGTCGAGGATCCGGTCGAACAATCGCTTTTGCCCCTCTGTCAGCGGTACATGGTTCGTGATGAACAGCGTCCGGCCTGTTGTCAGTCTCAGGAGGAAATCGATGACGTCGTCCTGGGTGCGCCGATCCAGACTGGCGAGGGGTTCATCGATCAGCACGATGCGGGCTTCCTGGATCCGCCAGAGGAGACGAAGGAGGACGATGAGTTTTTGCATGCCGTGGGAGACGTTCTTGCCCATCCCCCCGCACGATTTCTCGAGGTCGTTCCCCAGGATCCGCTCCCAGCCGTACCGCCGGATGATGGTCTCGATCTGTTCCTTCTTCTCGGGCGGGCATTCGCCCATGCAGATGTTGTACAGGATCGAGCGATCGAATAATTGTGTCTGCTGAGGGATGTACAGGATCCTCTTGCGCAGCGCGTGAAGATCCCATTCCTGCAGGTCGATGTCCCCGATGCGGATAATCCCCGTGTACGACGTGATGTACCGCGTCAGGACCTGGAAGAGGGTGCTCTTCCCGGAACCGCTCGCGCCCTGGACGAGGATCTTCTGGCCCTGCGGGATCTCCAGCCGGAATTCGGCAAACACGACCTTGTTGCCCAGTGTGAGACTCATAGGGTTGATGGTGATGCGGTGATTCTCCGCCTCGTCGATCGTGGCGGACGGCCTGTCCTGGCTCGTGCTCTCTGGGAGGGACATGATGGACTGGTGGTAGATCCGGATCATTGTGAAACCGTTCAGGAGACCGAGCCAGCGGGGCGTGGCCGTCATGAGCGTGTTCTGCGTGAAACTCAGCACGAGGAAGACCGCGGGCCAGTACCGTTTTTGTTCTGGACGGTGCCGGAAATACCGGTAGAAGAGCGCCAGCAGGATCCCAAAGACCGCCCACTGCATGAGGTTGATCTGGAAGAGCAGTCCGTTGATGGCCTTCTGCGCGTCCTCCCATTTCTTCTGGAGCACCCCCTCCGCCTCGGATTGGAGCGTGATGTGCTCCCCCTCGACCTGGTTCGCGTAGATATGATTCAGATTCAGCACCTCCTGGCTCGCGGTGTCGTTGACCCGCAGCGTCTCGAGCGCCCGGATCTCGACCGTCTTCTGGCACTCGATGCTGGCTCTCGAGAAAACAAGGTACGCAAAGATGGACAGGTACAGACCCAGGTAGATGAGACCGATCGAGACGTCGAACGTGCAGAAATAGATGAACAGGTACATCAGCGAGAGCGCCACGGGGAACGTCTCCAGGATGTCCTCGAAGATGACGCGGATCTCCTGGGGGAGGAGGTTGTAGCGCATCATAAACACCCCGATCGGGATCGAATCCTTCTGTTCGCGGTAGGACCAGATCATGTCCTTGAACATGGTCTCTCGCAGCCATTTGAAGTGCATGGTCGGGAGGATGGCGTCGATCCGGTTCTTGAAGAAGATCATGACAATCATGAGGAAAAAGATCCCCAGGAGCGGGGAGAACCGGCGGAAGACATCGACCGATAACCACTTGGCCGTCGGTTCGTGCGTGTACTGGGAGAGGATCCGGGGGAGGATCAGCGCCTGGATAAAATAAAAGATGAGGATGATGGTGATGTAGAGAATGTACAGTTTTTTATGAATCTTGAAAAAAGGCGCAAAATACTGCGCCCATAATTGTAAGAAAGAATACATCTTTTATTGTACCGGAAATATTTTCTGCTCATTATTATTTTTCGGGGATGAGATCCATTTATACAAACACGCATTCCCCAAAAAATAATCTACAGGATGGACGATTTGGATGTGTACATCATTAATCTGGCGAAGGACACCGAACGCTGGAAACATATCTGCAGGCGTTTTGGACATTGGCATCCTCATCGGATCGAGGCCGTCTACTCTCCCCGGCTGGAAGAGGTGCGATCTCATCTCTCCTGGTGGGCGTACGCTTTCGCACCGTACAGTGCGATCGGATGTTTCATGAGTCATCGGATCGCGCTGCAGACATTTATCAAACACAGTCCGCACGAGTATGCGCTCATCCTTGAAGATGATGCCATGGCGAATTTACCGATTAAGGATTTGGAAAGATTCCTTTCCGTCTGCCGACTCCGTGATGGCATCTATCGTCTCGATGTGGATCGATCGACGCCTCTGTACCTGTGCGGGCTCGGGAGCACGTTGGCAACGGCCTATGTGGTCCATAAAAAAGCGGCACAAAAGATCCTACGACAACGACTATGGATCGCTATCGATGTCGATTGGAATTTCTGGGACATTCCTTTTCGGATACCCGCCTCTCCCTTTTTCATCCAGGATACGGCGGCCGTGTCCAATACAAAACAATATGAGGATATGTTTCCATCTTTTTTTCCCAGATGGGTTCGGACAAAGATTTTTCGGATCCACGCCATAGAATTGTCGACTATCGATCTGATGCTCCTCATGGTGTCGATCCTGTCCATGGTTGTTCCTATCAATCTATGAATAGAATGCAAATTGGGAACGTTGTTTGTGATCTCGCGCATCCTGTTGTTTGCGAATGGTAAACAGGTGTCGTAACTGTTCGACACTGATGGGTTTATCATCGGAACGGCGACTCCCGACGCGACGACGTTTGGCCTTGGCTTGTTCTCGTTGAATCAATGGATCGGCCGCATGTTTTCGGGGATCGTCCTTGATGGACCTTTTGAATTGTCGTAATGCGGTATCCTCCGCGGATCGTTTGACTTTGGCTCCCCCCGAACGATAAAATTCTATCCCGACATCGCGTTGTGGTGTATGTTGTCTTGTCGACTGCGATTGTGGTTGCGATGGCAATCGGCGTTTCGCGGATTTGATCTGTTGGTACATGCGTCGGAATGGTGCATACGGATCTTGTCCTTGTCTTTGATACGCTTGGAGTTGTTTCGGATGCTGATGCTATTTATGTTGTCCATCCTGATTCAGATGGTACAATGTATCGTAGACGGCCAGATCGCATGCAAAAAATCGTCCATCTAGCAGGAGCATCCTGAATATCTTTTTTCGTCGTAGCCGGAGCGCCAACAACAGGGGTGGTATCCACTCGGGATGATCGGGCAAGGATTCGGCAAATTCCGAAGGGTGCAGATCGGGCGATTCCAGGCATTTTTTGAGGATATCGACATAATTCAGACGGATGAGCGCGGTCAGACGTGTATCGTTGAAGCCGTTCAGATTATTCCTGTCAAATCGGGAAATAGGAGAGATATCGATGGTTACGTCGTTCAATCTATCTGGAGAAAAATAACCATATCGTACCAATCGAATCTGAGAATACAATCGATTCGGTCCTTTTCTCTGCGCACGCGTCAAACGTGCTCGTACCGCGGTTATCTTTCCGATGAACTCCGCGCCATGATCGAGCAGTATCTCGAAAATGCCCCACCCATCGAGGGAGATCGACAGTAATAGAGGCGTTATCCCATGATGACTACTAGGCAGATCGATATCCGCTCCATGATCGATCAATAATTGGACAATATCTGGCAGACCCAATTGAACCGCCAATGTGAGGGGCGTATGCATCATTATACCCGTTGCCAAAGAATTGACTAAAAACATATCAGAGCGTGAAATTGTATTACCGTGGCTCCAGCCTGTAATAGTGATTCGACAATATCGATGCGTTCGGCTTCGATGGCTAATAGTAAAGGCAAGTCGCTATCATTTCCAGATGAATAATTTACATCGGCGCCCGCATTCACCAGGGCACGGATCAATTCGATATTGAAAGGAAAAGGTCTCGTTCCTATATTTTCATGATAATAAGTTATAGTCAGGGCTATACTTAATAAAGAGGATTGATTGTCGTTTTTCATATTTGGATCCGCACCATGGCGCAATAGGGTTTTTACCCATTCGACAAGCGGATCTCGTCTCTGGATACAGGCCAGAAGAGGGAAGGTATTAGGGAATCGATCGAGTCCTCGATTGGCATCGGCCCCGCCTGCTACAGCACACGAAACAATCCTCCATTGTGTCGATCAATGGAATAAAGTAACGGAGTGGTGGAATCTAATCGACCATAGTATTTATTTAGATCCGCGCCTTGCGTGATGAGTGCTCTCACGCGCTCAAGATCATCGTTGTTCACGATGGATGTGACGAATGCGCAATTCAATTTTTCTTGTTGGGTTAACGGTCGTGACATCCTCCGACGCACTATTTGTCGATGGTTTTCTGCCATTTTATAAAATAAAAAATAATTTCCAACCCATATCTAAATATGAGTTGTTTATTCCATTCCCTCTCGTTTTTTCTCCAGGACATGAACGAAAAAGAATTGCGCCAGCGCATCTGCAACTACCTCGAGACGAACCCGCCCCTGATGGACGACCTCTCGTTCCGCGATGTACTGCAAACCGAGAATATCCACGACAAGGACTACATCCGATCGATGCGCGAGGACAGTACATGGGGGGGCGCCCTCGAGATCAAGGCGTTCTGCGAGATCTTCCAGACCGCCGTGGAGGTGCGCATCCTGTCCACCGGGAAATCGATCCTGTTCCTCCCTCACGGTCATCCCTGTCCGTCCAGGGTGCGGATCGAGTGGCAGGGGAATCATTACATCCCGCTACCCTATTGATTGGATCAGCTGATCCAGCGGGTATTCTTTTTTTGTCTGTTGTGTTCGTCGTTGGATCTTCTGTGGGAGTATATCGTACAAGGCCAGGAAGCCTTCGACCGGGACGATGATGTCCTTGGTGGTGCGGATCGTCTCCCGCACGATTTTTTGGGGTTGGACGGTGTACAGGAACGATTTGAATGACAGGAAGCGCGTCGAGGATTGGACGTTCCGCACATTCTCGAGATGACTCGGGTAGATGTCGTAGATGCGCATGAGGACGGGCAGAACCTCCTCCACTGCTATCGTGAAACTCGATTGGACGAGGTACGGAGGAATCTCGAGCGGGATCTCGATGATCCCCTCGTAGAATCGGTTCGCACCCCGTCCTCGCACGCGCATCGTCAGCATGAACCGATCCCACTGCCAGTAAAAGGCCTTTTTGTGGGCGACGCTGTACCTGAAAAAATTGTAGACCCATTCGCGCAACTCCATTTTATTGATATCTGGGTTATTAAAATTTTTTCCATGATGTGAGATAAAGAAAACAATGATGTGGCGGTGGATTTTTTTCGTTTTTTATCTGCTCATGCTCTCGTTGATATTGTATGGCGGCTTCTCCGAACCCGACGGTCCATCGCAATGTCCCAAGACCGATGTGCCGTGGTGCTATGTGACGCTCGTGTTTCTGGTGGTGATCCATGTGCTGGCGGGCGTGGGCATATGGAGGATCCGATCGCCCAAGGCGATGAGCATCGCGTTCACACTGTTCCTGGGATTCTGGTTCGCCATCTCGGTGACGGCCGGCCTCCACCGTCTCTACACGCATCAGACCTACACCGTCCACCCGGTCATGGACCTGTTCTACAATATTGGTGTGCTCCTGTGCGTCTCCTCGTCGACGGATTCCTGGGTAAGGACGCACAAGATCCATCATCGCTATTCCGATACGTGCGACGATCCGCACTACGCGGACAGGCACACGTTCTTTTACTCCCATTTCGGCTGGATCTTTCGGAAACGGACGCCGCGAGAACAGGATCTCATCGACAAGGAGGATCTGGCGCACCTGGAAAACAATCCCGTGATTGCGTTTCAGAAAAAGTACTATGCGGTGCTGGTGATTCTTGTCCAGTGTCTGTTGCTGTTCCTGCCACTGTTGTGGGGGGATTTCGTCAATTGTTTCTGGCTCTCCATGATCCGCATCGTGTTCTGTCTGAACGCCGAGTTCTCGGTGAACAGCCTGGCGCACGCCTTTGGGAACCGGCCCTACGATCCCTCCATCCGTCCCGCGGAGAACCTGTTTGTGTCCATTGTCACCAACGGCGAGGGGTCTCACAATTATCACCACCTCTACCCCAAGGACTTTCGTGCCAGCGATTCTTTCTCGGACTGGAATCCCACCACACAGTTCATCCTCCTGCTCCAGAAATGCGGACTGGCGAGCAATCTCTCGTACTTTTCGAAAGAACGACAGGCCTGGGAGCGGGTTTAAAAAGTCTGCGATATTTTTGGAATTTTAACCCGTCGGAAGGAGCCGTTGTGTCTCTTGTTTGGCCATGAAATTTTGCTTGCGGATCAGGAGTTTTGCGTGGATCTGTGAGGCCAGATGATGGCGCTCGCGGTGCTGTGGCGTATCAAAGATCTCTTTCCCACATTCGCACATTGTTCGTGGTAATGGAGTATAATTTGTCTGATACTTGGATTTCACATATTCATCATAATCTTCAATGGGATCTTTATTGTAGATTTTTTTGCATTGCAGTCTCTCTCGCATATATTTTTTCATATATTCATTTCTTTTTTTTCTTTGTTCTTCCATCTTTTTCAGATTCACAATATGTATTTCATCATCGGTAGAAACCATGATTTTTATCTATATTTTTCTTTTAATCCTTTAGATCATTTTTTTTACATCTGTCAATAATGATCTAAGAATGACACATGAATATTATTGATTTTTTACACCGTCGGACATTTAAAACGCCCACTTTATAATTTTTTAGTTTATAAAATGGCTCATAAATCATCTGATCTTAAACTTACCGCTGTGTTGTTTTTCTTTCGTTGTCTGTCTTACTCTCTCACTGCTCGGACTTTTTTATGCTCAAGACTCGTTCTTATGAAGAACGAAAGCAGGATATAATTGATGTTCTTCAAAAGAAAATAACATCCTCAGTTTACACCGTTTATACTGACCAATATGATTCCCAATCTCTCTTGCATGGATGGAGGGATCGAGCGGCGCATCAAGATCATTGAGTTTCCGTTTCAATTCAAAGCGCAGGGTGATTTTATTCCTGATCATCCTACCATTCGATTAAGAGATATCTCTCTGCAAGATAAATTCAAACAATTGGAATATTATAGAGAATTCCTATTCTTGTTGATCGATACGTACAGAGAAATTAAGGATTGGAGCGAATTGAAGCAGCCCTCTTCGCACGCAAAAAGGACAACTGAATTCTTTTTTGATAATAGTCCAATCGATCAATTCTTGGATCAGTACATTGAAATCACGGGCGATCATCTCCATGATGTGATTCATACCAGAGAATTACTAGAACTGTACAATCAGGAATATAAATCCAAATTAATGGGAGATAAATATTTCAAGAAGGAATTAATATAATCAGATATAAATCACAAGATAGACATTGTATCTAGAAAATAAAAGGTAGGGGGATTTGGATCAAAACTCGCGATGGCATTGTCCTTGGAGGATTTTACCTCCCCCTACCTTTTCTTAATCAATATCGATTATTATATTGGATCAATGATAATGATTATTTTATGATCCACGTCAAATTATACGGTACAGCCGATGAGCCGATTCGTCTCGATGCCGGTGCCGTATTTCCAATAGATGTAGCCCTTATTGGGATAATGAGTCGACCAAGAATTCCTGACGATCCACGCGCCCATCTCATCGTCCCAGCCGATCAGCACCATGGAATGATTACCGGCGGGGAAATGATTCTGAGGGATGAGTTTCGGATCGAATGGTGTCGCCGACATCATGGTTATTTCATCCACATATGTATTGGGTACAGGGACGTCGCAGAGCAGAGAGCCCTGCGACAGGATGTAGCATTTGATGGTGGCCATCCATTCCGCATCGGTTTGTGTCGTTCTTTCCAATCGATAGAATTCGTTGACGGTGTAGAGGTTCGGGGTGGAACCATCGTTGCATGTCTTGGGACAACCATCATCGATCTGTCTCATCTGTTCTTTGTTCCAGTCATCAATCGATGGCATCTTTTGGGTGAATATCAATGTGCACAAGACAAGACTCATGATTACCGGGAAAAACGAAAATACAATTTTTTTCATAAAGGACAATCGGATCGTGCGAAATACAACGATGATGATGAGTACAATAGCGAAAAGACCATATGTCATGATGATGGGCATCTTGTAATACCGTCGGATGGAAGGCTCGACCATCAGGATAATAATGAGATAAATGAGGATCATCAACAGGATCAGTACACCCATGAAATACATGATGACAATATTCAACGGCATCCGCGGGGGTCGTTGATTCCGAGCATAAATGTGAATGTAGCCTGTCCTCCTTGTATCCAGCGATAATCCTGCCAATAATACAGCAAACATCATTATTAATGAGATGATTGCAAAGGCGAACGCACTCTCTTCGATCAGCGGACCCTGTGTCGATATCCGATTATGGAAATAGAGGAGGGGGAGACAGGTTTCTTCGGGAATTCCAGAGGGGACAGCGCATGTTGTGGTATTTGTCGCAGTCAAGAAACTCGCGATGCGATAAAGAGTCGTTCCCTGACAGACGTGCGTGCCCGGCGGATTGCACGATTGGAGACAACGGGCGAGGTAGAATTCGCTGAGAGAAACCCGGCGATTCTGCTGGCGACTCAACCGGTCGGCGAGAACCCCGACAAGGGCAAACATCCCGCACAGACCGCACATTCCCTGATCTTTCACGGGCGCGGTAATCGCAAACGGCTCATACGAGGACGGGAGCGTCGAGGAGCATAGAAAAAGATTGGCCGGTTTCCCTGGCAGACTCTGCGCCCATTCATCGAATCCCTCATCCGTATCCGTGTAGATCATGGGCGTCCGTATCCGATCGTTCCGTCGACGGATGTACCAGACGACAAGGAGGATTATATCGATGGTCAGCGCTATAAACATGAGATTGATTAAAAAAAAAGAACCATCGAATACGGATGATTCTTTTTCTCGTTCCTGACACGCCGTGCTGCTGATCTGCATCGATTTCATGTTCGTAGATTTTTTTTTTTACTTGGGAGCCAGAAAAAAAAAAATCGTAATGCTTGACGAAGCACGATGATGGATTTTGCAACACAAGACGATTCTAGCTCTTTTGATCCGATACTGCTACTATCTATGAGTAAATTTTTTATCGGATAGAGTTATAAACGAATGCACGAATTACCGTCGATCGACGAGTGGGTGGGAACTATCGACCTGTCCACCGGAAAAGTGGATCGGTACACCCCAATGAGCCAAGCGGACTCTTCTTTATTCCGAACCTTGCGACGCCATTCACGAAAAATTCTTTTTCATACACACCCCGTCTCCACAAAATTACGGGGACCGGATCGTCCGTCGGGCGATGACATCTACGCCGCCCTCCGGCTTCACTACCCCATCCATATCATTGCCACAAAAGATGGGATATATACCCTTGAAAAAATGGGCGAAAAGATACAAGCCTTTCGTCGGTCGGAATTGTTCCATCGACTCCACCAATGGGAACATCGCACCAAAATGTTGTCCGCAAAACAGGTTCCCCGGATATTTCATGCAGGATTCGGCATGCTGGGATTGCGATGCCGATACCATGCGTGGGATAGTCGATACCGGGATGTCATCCATGCTGTGGAGACTATCGTTGCGCGTAAACTTGCGCCTCTGCTCTGAGTTTCCTATTTTGTTCGTTTTTCGCCTGTAATTCATCCTTGAGACGTCGAATCTCATTCTGATAAGCGCGCCTCGTGAAACCAAATGTGTTGAGGAACCACTCGACACAATGATTGCCGATGAGGAGCACAGATACAATGACCAAAATCCCCAAGTACATAATCTCGTCGAAACTGTGTGTCTTTGACCATTTGGAGGGATCAGGCATGGGAAAGACACCCAAAACCATGGTGATGCGGAATGTGTCCATCAACAATTTCCCCATCGTCGTGACATTGCCCTGTAGAAAAGTTTTCACCACGAGACCGAGAATGGCGGATGCTTCGAATAAGAATTCTATGAAAACCGCGTCGAATAGATCGAAGAGAGGAAATGGACCCGTTGTGCCGATGACGAGCGTGCACAGTATCAGGGAATCTCCCATCAGATAATATTCCGTGGCGGAAAAAGGCTTGCCATCCAATTTCATATTGAGCAATTGTTTTTTTTTCCACGCAATCTTTCCCTGAAAAGTCTTGGCGAGATCTCGCACTGATTTCTTTATTGCAGGAATAGCGGAAATCGCTTGGGGTTTTTTGTTCGTCTGTATGTCCTTTTTCTGTTGCTGTAGTGTTTTTTTCGTGTTTTCGGCGGAAACGAGTTTCTCTTTCGCATTTTCCAAGATTGTCTTTGCGCCCTCGAGTTCCTTCTCTTTTGTAGAGAGATACCCTTTTATATTCGAAATCAGTGCGAATCTTTGCACGGTAAGAGGTGTCTGTTCTACAAAATTTTTCTGGAAATCAATCAGTGTCGATTGTTGTTCTTGTGTCAACCCAAGAGCCACGATATTTCCACCGAAAAGAGTAATCTGATTTTTATGTTTTTGTTGACGTTTCCCGTCCGTGAGGAGAAAAGGAGGAGTCGGATTTTTCTTTGCCGTGCCCGCGAGGAGAAGAGGAGGAGTCGGATTTTTCTTTGCCGTGCCCGTGATGAGAAGAGGAGGAATCCCCGCGGCCTCGAGTGCATTATTCACAAGAATTGCCTGTAGATCCTGCCAAATATGTGGGGGTAATACGGTTTTCGTATCATGACCAAATTTTTGAAGGATGTTCACATCAGCCTGCAATGCCTGTACTCGAGTTGCTGCTTCCGAAACGGTCGTATTATAGGCTGTAATATCTTTTGTCGCCGTATCCAGAGCAGCCGGGAGAGCTTTAAGGCGTGTATTCAAATCAGACAATAATTTGTGCGCTGCTTGGAGATCGGCTTTTGGTTTACTGATAAATGTATCGCCTTGTTGTTGGATCAAATTGAATTTGGCCGTTGAGGCGGCAAAGCCCGATGCATCCCACGCCTGTTTCTGAATATACAGATAAGGATGCCGCCAATAGGCCGGTGAGCATGACACCTATTTTGTTTTTTTTTGTGATCCCGAATGGGCTGGTCTTGATTCGTTTCGATGATTCAATAAACTCATCAATCGCCGACAGCGGGAGATCGGTGGCATTTTGGTCGTGGAGTTTTTTATTTTGATGATCCAGGAGAAAAAATAGATCGTAATGCATGACGATCCGAGGCACGGCGCGATGATGGATTTGGGAAAACGGGACGATTCCGAGGAGGACGGAGTTGTAATGTTTTTGTGTAGCGGATGAATTGGAACGCCGATTCTGCCCAATCCGGATGATGATGGGCATGTCCAAAAATCTGCTGATCGATGTAGGATTGGGTGGGTCCATCGATCGTCACATCGGGAAATTCTGTAAACAGTCCGAATTGTCGGTACATTTCCGCGAGTATACGCATAAACGATTGGCACATATATTCATGGTATTGATGTCGTTGTGCTTGTTGTACTCGAAAAAGATTCATGAACGGGACAATCGTCTCATACTCCAATGTACTATCATCACCCGCGTCGTACTCGAGTCGCAACAGGCCATCCCAGTCGTCGATCGTACCGGGCCGGATGACCTGTCCCACTCGATGGAGGTGCAGGGACGAGAGATTAATGGAGGGAATATCCGGATCGATCTGGAATTTGGGGTCATCATCCTCTTCGTCCTCTTCATTGTATTCAATCAGCAATTGAAATATATTTTTTTTCTTCGGCCCAAATTGGACGCGCATGTGGAATGATTGGCTGCTGGACAGAAGCACCCACATGGTATAGGCGACCCGTCGGAAAGACGGATTGAATGGAGGCGGAAGGATGGGTTCCATATGGATGCCAAGCGGATGTTTCAAGTGATGGATGAAATTGGATCCTAATCGAACCCATTTCGGCCATTGATCGTGTGTCTGCGACAGCATATATCGTGCTCGTCTCAATGTGGAGACGATCGATCCTGTGACATCACCATGAAGAACATCGGTTTCGATCCCAAATTCCTGGTGCATCCGCATAAAAAGAAGGACGATGTACTGAAAGATCGATGGATCGTATCTGCTCGGGAGTCGGACACTGTACCCGATCTTTGTTTCGTCGTCGCCCGACAGATCATGGTATAGGATCAATCGACCACCACGACGACGGCGTGCCCGATGATCCTGCCGGAGTTGGAGATTATCGTGCACTCGGATCCGGACATTGTCCTCGGCATCCCCAAAGAACAGACTGAATTTCAATCGTCTGTTCTCGCCGAACGAAATGGTAAACGAGAACGTGTCTGTGCCGGACAAAAAAGATTGCATCCGATGTACAATCCCGGGAATCGGATCATGAATGATCATTTTTATTATCTACAAAAAAAATAATAAAAATGATGTACTATAGCGTGACAAAGATATATTTCAGTTGAGCCGGCGCGGTTTGTACCTGCGCGTCGGTAAGAGGTGTGGTCTGGTATCCGCCCAACTGCCACATCCATGTGTCCATCCCGTTGTACAACCAGTGGTGGACGAGGAACGGATCCGTCAACAGTCCGTGCAGGAAGGTCCGACATTTCAACAAGAACTTCTTGTGCCAGTAGACCCGCCAATGACCGAAATGTTCCGGGGCGACGACGCTCGTCCAATGGTAGTCGCGCGTCTTATCCTCGATCGATCGGATCTGCAGACCGCTGTCATGGAGCGCGGTCCGCAGATTATCGAGCATGATGTAGTACCCGCCGTAATGGCGTTCCAGTATGTACGCCTGTAACCAATCGTACAAGGAGTATTGGGCATCCGGATTGAGGACGAGCACCGTGATGAAAAGACGCCCTGACGGTTCTTTCAGGTAGGTGCGGAGGAGCGAGTAGAGTGCGGTATGGGATTCTCGACATCGATCGGCCGCGCCGGACGCATACCCTCGATTCGAACAGACGTGCTCCGTGCTCCCTAATAATGTGATGACGTCGAATCGATCCTCAAACCCGGTGACGGGTTTCCGGTAGTCTTGGACGTAGACGGTCATGCCCTTCTTGCGGATGACATCGGCCTGTTTTTCCGAGAGTGTCAGTCCGACCACATCGACTCCGCGCTGTCGACAGAAATCCATCCATGTACCGATCCCGCACCCGCAATCCAGCAGCGTCATACCGGGTTGCAGTCCCAATTGTTCAAAAATGTAGTGGTATTTATGCTGCGTCGCCTGTTCGATCGGCGTATTATAATCATCCAGGAAGAGCGATTCCGAATAATCAAAACGATGCGCATCATCGTACGCCTTGTCCTCGTTGTTCAGATAGACCTCGAACCAATCATAACATCGGACGGTGCGTTCCGTCTGATGCCAGATCTGCCATCCGAAGCAGATTTCTAGAGTCTCAAGAACGAAAAATAAAGTAATATATACGACAAAAAACATCAATAATACGACCGGCGCCGAGTATGTGCGGAAAAAACTCACGGCAATCCACCACGACAACAGGATCAGGATACCGTATAAAATCGTATTGTGCATTTTTTATTTTGAATCTTTTTTATTTTACGATGCAATGGATTCATACAGTATAGGGTGTCTGCGGGTGCGAGAGCATGGCGGTATCCCAGTAATGGTACTGGATGTCCGGTTTTGGACAGACAATGGGATCGTAGTCCATGGGGGGCGGGTAGGTAAAATTCTTGTACGAACACAAAGGCGGTCGCGCCGCGTTAAGATCGTAGAACGGGGGCGAACGGCTGATGTCGGTGATGTTGGAGATATCGGGGATCGGGCATGGGTCATCGTAAGTGTACCCGGTCACGGCGCAGAAAGGTTCGTATGGTTTCGGATAGAGGGAGTAGATAAGGAGGACCATGACGATCAGGAGAAACAGAGCGAATGTCACCTTCATTTTCTGTACATCCAAGATTTTTCTTTTTTTCGACTCAAAAGAAAAAAGAATGTGGAGACTCTTTGTCCTGATCCTCATGATATTCCTGTGCGGCGTGGCCGTCTCGAAAGAACCGTACCAGAACTGGGATTTTGAGGATATCCCGGGGTGGTGCGCGAGATCCAAAAAAACCTCGTCGATGGAGATTCCTCATTTCGGAGGAAACCCGAATCCCTCGCAGGTCTGGTCGCTGGGCGAGAATGGATCGTGCGGCTGCGCCAAATACCTCCATTAGCGGACCAGCAGGATCACGATGATTATGATGAACAGGACGACAATAAGACTGACGGTCCCCCACAACAGCGCCTCGTGCAAAGGATCTCGCTTCGAGGAGGAGGATGAGGGTGCCGGCGGTGGCGGCAGGGTCGGATAGATCGGCGGCGAGATGATATGAAAGAGCATCCGCTGGATCAAGAGCACATTATTGGGACAGATGGAATTGTAAAACAGGAAATAGATGGTCTGGTGCGGCGCGGTCAGGACGAGCGGACGGTCGAGGACAAAATCCTCGCCCACCCATTGTATACAATTGGGACTCTGGCAGGGCGGGATCGTTTTGTCGAGGTACATGTTCTCGGGCACCGTCGCCGATTGATCGTTCAGCGTGATGCGGACACGCGTGGCCAATGGCGCGTAGACGGGCCGTCCATTGATCAGGCAGGGTCCGGGCCTGTACCCCCAGATGTCGATCTGCGTGATGGTGAACGGGTACGCAACATTTTCCGGTGATACAAACGCCAGCTGCAATAATCCGTACTCATGCCTTGTCGTATCCACACCCGCCATATCCCAGGTGAACGAGGTCCGGTCGTGATTCCATGTCAGATTCATGTTTATTCTTGTATCAAAAAAATTAATTATTATTATAGTTAAAAAAAAAGAAATACAAAATGGCGATGGTACAGCGAAAAAAGCCGACCCAATCCAAAACGCCTCATCCTCCGCCTGCGATCGATCTAGCACAATTGAGACGAGGCGTAAAGGATCTACAGAGACAAGTAGCACAAACGAAAACCGATCCCGTACAACGCAGTCCGGTAGTATCATCTGCTGTTCAACAACGACAGAATAGAACACCATCGATCCCCCAAAACGTCCAGCCGTCATCGATATCACAGCAGTCCGTGAAAAAACAATCAGTCATCACCGTAGCACCGCCACATGCCCAAGGCGGGGGACAATCATCGCAACAACAACTGCGGAATAAAATAGTACCACCGTTATCACCGGCGCAATATGACAGATTGCGGTTGCAGCCGTCAACATCGTCTACCGTAAATGTACAGCCGTCATACCCGATTATAGGACAACCGTCGCCCCAATTTCAGGAACGTTTGCGCCGAGCACAACAACGATTGAAAACAAAATCAGTGCCAGTACAATCGGATCATATAAAGAACCGACAATCATCGAGATCGACACGACAACAAAATACATTAGCTGTAGCACGCGCGATGATAACACAACCATCGCGGAATGGAACGAATCGTGATCCAATTCTTGAGCCACAAGATCGATCGCGATCCGGTTCGACCGCCACCGATCGTCCACAAGCTGTCGTAACACCGCCCTCGAGTAAAAAAAAAGGTGATGGTCATCAACAACGATCCGGTATAATCGCATCTCCGAAACATCATCAAGGACTATTGCGAGAAGACGAACACGCACGGACAGCATCTCAGCAACATACAAAATCAACAACTCAATTTCAAACGATCAATCCATTGCTATTGCGAGACGACGAACACGCACGGACAGCATCTCAGCAACGTACAAAATCAACAACTCAATCTCAAACGATCAATCCATTGCCAATCGAAAGACAGTTGGATTCTCCATTTTTTACCGAACATAGTGATTACAAGATGGGATTAAAGAAACTCAACATGATGAAAGACCTGGCTCTGCTCATTAAGAGACGGTATGAAGAAGGACGAGAACCCCTCGAAAGTTTATTCGAAAATATACTCGATGAAACTCAACTGTATAATTGGTCGTACTTAGACGAATTGCGAGAGAATCTGCGCACCGTATGTGCAGGAGATGTTTACCGTAATCTTTTAACAGCATTCGATGCATTCATCCATCAGAAAATCGAACAGACTCTATCGGATGAACAACGCAAAAAGATCAGATCCGAGGTCACAAAAATAAGAGATAAATTGAGGGGGGCGAGCAGTTTATGGACAACTCCGGGGAAATACGAAGAACCACAAGGGACCACACATTACCTATCCCAGAGTCTCCAGAAAAATATAAGAAAGCCTACGGACAAGGCAAAATTGAAAACTCAAGCATTTCATCGGTTGGCGCAAGATATTTTTAGGACTCGGATTCAGTTACTCAAACAACGTCCGAGGCCACTTTTTTTCGATAGGATTATTGACGAACGATTACAACGATTCAAGGAGGAACGACTCTTACAAAGAGGACAGGATTTTCAACCCATCGGTCGTATGATCGAATCGTTTGAACGAGTACTGAATTATTCCCGGTTTCCGGAAAAAGCGAAACAGAAATACATAAAACAATATACAGAAATCATGAGACAGGCACCACTTTTGGTCCGCGCCGACGATTATCGACTACATCAATGTCTGATCGAACTCGCACGAAAAAATAGACAGCAGATGCAACTCTTAGCGGCAGAATACTTGGATATGGTCATATCTTTTGTTATTCGACAATTGATATCCCCTCATCGCTTAAAAGATGTTCAAAAGGTGTCTTTAGTACCTTTACATATAGAAGATTATCATGAAGCGTTTGCGGTTCATCGTATAATTGTGGAGATCAACAGTATACCGGATAGTTTGTCGGATAATGATCGTGAGACAATCATCCGGATGATTGTCAATAAATATATGGAGGCATACCCTTGTTCTTTCAATAGGGTAACTATCCAAAAAAGATTACACACGGAAAACTCCAAACAATCATTCGACAGGGTTTGCTGGTCATATAAAATTATGAATGCGAACGTGAATTGCTTAAATCAATTTCTATGTGAATCAAAGTTTGTAGTGAAACATAAAAGATTCGAATGAGTATTCATTCAAATAAATAGAAACAAGTAGAGAAATGAGCAACCCTAGTATAGAGATGGAGATTGTATTCATGTTTGGCGAAAAAATGTCCCACCCGTTCGTAAAGAACCTCGCCGAAAGGAGCAGCTCCTCTCCGATAAACACAAAATCCAGTTCCGGGTCGAACGGGATCTCCTTCAGGAACTTTCCCTCGCAGAAGAACATGCCGGCAGCGATGTAGGCGTTCGGACGGGGCAGATCCTCCGGCGACGTCCAACCCGCCCCATGCAGCGACAGGAGGTTCTGATCAGTAAACCACGCCGTGCATATCGTCGTCACCGGGCTCTTCTCCTCGTAGTCGTTATAGTTCGGGGTGTAATGAGAGAGGACGGGCTTCGGGACGCCGTGCGCCTTTAGATCCTTAATCATCTTGATGAGGATCGTGTCCCAGTCCCGCACGAATCTGCAGTGAGAATCGATCTGGAGATAGTAGTCCTCGCCGTCATAGAGCGTCGAACACAGGAATCGGGCGTAGGTCGGATCCTTTGCCTCCCGGTGGTTCAGCCTCAGGATCCGGACATTCGGCTTATACTGGGGCAATTCCTTCAGGCCATCCCGGATGCAATCGACATCCGAGACATCATTCTGCTGGCAGATGCCGACAAAAACACGTCTCGGATCTGTGGCGTTTTGATATAGAGAAAAAAGAGTGACGGGACAGATCTTGTCCCTATGAGATGCGACAGACACAAATATCGTTTCGCTCATGTAATAATGTTTCATTATCATTCATTTATTTTTTTTTTTTAGATACCGTAATCGCCATAAATTAAATTTAAGGTAAATTAATTTTTATAGGCGACATTACGGACGCAGAACGACCATAAATTCAATTTGGCACAAATTGAATTTATGGTCGTTACGGTCTATATACTGAAAGAACTAATTTTAGTTTTCCTACATTTATAGGTATGTGCTATCGTAATCGCCATAAGTTAATTTATTCTTAATTTAATTTATTAATGGACGGCTTTACGCCGTCCACTAATAAGGTTAAAATCAAGGTAAATTAACCTTTATAGGCTACGGACGTTGAACTAAATTCAATTTGTACCAAATTGAATTTTGGTCGCTACGGTAATTCATATAGTTTAATTTACACTAAAGATAAAAACCTATTTCTTTAACGTAAATTAAACTACCGTAGCGACCCAAATTGAATTTATGGTAGTTCAACGTCCGTAGCCTATACAGGTTAATTAATCTCATTAGTGGACGGCATTACCATCAATAAATTAACTTATAGCGATTACGGTATATGGATTTACGAGCTGTAGGCGAGCCAGTCCGACGGCTTGAAGACCTTGTTGGACGAATAGGGTGTAAAGATGAATGGACCAAACACGATCGACGTGCTCCCAGGCACATCCATGACACGATTCGGTACGTTTGGTCCATCGCAGTTGTTGCACAGGCCCGGCTGATCGGCGTTCTTGGGATGGTACAACACGTTCTTCTTATCGTAAAAATCAGTGAGCCAGTTGAGTGTGTTTGGTGCCCATATATTGAGAAAGGGGTACAGCGTCGTCTCGTCGGTGTACAGCTTGTTGATCTGCTCGAAATTGGTGTCGGTAAAGTCCTTCTGGCGAATCACATTACCGCTGCTGTCGTACTGGACGGCGGTGTCGGTCTTTTTCTGCTTATCGATCGTCCTTAAGTAGAGGAGCTCGTAGTCGGAATTCACGAGCTTGAATTGGATCTTATCGGGATAGACGCCGATGATGTACTGGAGCGCGCCCTCATAAGAGGTGCTGGTTGTAGGGAAGCCGCCCTTGAAGTCCGCCCTGAAGTCATCCGGCTGCTGGCACTTGGGCACATCATCGCACCGATTCCGTTTTTGAGGGTCAGTGGACGGATCGAACGCATAGATGTTGGTGTCGCAGATGATGCTGTTGTTCGGGTCGTCCGGGTTCGGTGTGACCTCCCAGTCCAGCTCCATCTGCCCGTTGCTCGTAATCTGATTATTGGCGTCGGTGCTGTACTGCTTTGACAGGTAGAAGCACGACATGATGCCACCGACGGATGAGTTCTTCATCCATACCGCGTACTCGCCGTAGCCGAACGGCCGATCGGACGTGAACAGGCATGACTGGAACTTGGCGGGATCGACATCCGGTGATCCGTAGGCGTTGCAGTAGTAATCGCACATGTTCATCTTTAACATCTCCGGGTACGATCCTTCCTTGACGGGGAGGTAATATGCCGCCCGCCCTTTGACGTCGTTGTCATCACCAAAGGACACGCAGTACCAGTGCCCCAATAGGTTGCCGCTGGCATCGGTAGGAGGTCCCGTTATCGAGCAGTACGACACAAAATACTGCTTATCCGGGACGATGGTGTCGCTCGCGTCCTTGTTCTGATTCGAACAAAATCCAGTGGCGATAATGCCTGAATGGCTATCCGGATCCGTCTTCTTGTTGTAGTTGGCGTCTCTATTCCTGCTCACGTTCCGTTTCTGAGGCTTGTACTTTATGCTGCACCAAACCATGAGACCCAGACCGCCAAGAAACAGGACGATCCCGATTATCAGGGATATGTAGCCGTTGCGTTTGCATCTGGCAACACCGGTCTGATTGTTGAGCATATATCTGTATCCTTTAAGGTGTATCGTCCAGTCGTTGAAGCAGGTAAAGTTCCTTCTAATGAGGACAAGACCGACAACAATCATGACTGCCGATACAATAATGCCCACGAGATAGAGTATATTATTTTTTTTATCCCATTTTATCTAACATAATTTTTTTTTTTGAAATTAAATCAGATGATAATCTATTATTATAAATGAAAGAAAAATCAAAACCAACACCTAACGATACTAGCCTCTATGAAAGATTAAAGGCAAGAGCCAAAAAAATCTTTATGGTGTGGCCCAGCGCTTACGCGTCGGGGTGGCTGACCCGGGAGTACAAGCGCCTCGGCGGGACGTATAGCGGCGGCAAGAAGAAGAAGGATATGAGCGACCTGGAGCGGTGGTACAAGGAGGAGTGGATCGATGTGTGCGCCCTTCCCGAAAAAAAATTATGCGGCCGTAAAAAGGCGGATTGGGAGGATTACCCGTACTGCCGTCCCAGCATCCGGATCAATAAAAAGACGCCAAAGACCGCGGAAAGAAGAGATCAGGCAGCAATGCCAGCGGAAGAAGGAGGATCCAAAGAAACGGGTCTTGCCCGCGGCTGCAGCAGCATAGAGATGATGAAATCTTTTCGCATTCCATTTTTTCTCAAAAAAATGGAATTGTTGGTAACCGCTACAGGTTATACACGCCCCACGATTATCCCCTCCTCTCCGGTCCCAGCTCCATCCTCCCCCTCTCTACGACAACCCCGTCCCGGACCGCGTCCAGCCACGCCCTCGTCGGTCCCTTGGAGTAATCCATGGTCCACTCCGGGTTGTAGATCGTGTCGTCGATGATGACGAGCGATGACTTGGTAGCGAGCGCCTTGCAGTTCTCAATGTCGCTCCGCGCGACCTCGTACTCGTGCCCCCCCGTCGATAAAGATCAGGTCGAACTTCTTGTCCGGATAGACACTGGCGAAATCAGGGATTGTCTCGGTGCTATCCCCCAAAATCAGCGTGTGGCGGCCCGGGAACTTCTTGTCGATGTAATTCTTGCTGAACCCCAAAAATACAGCGTTTCCTGTTTTTGCCCAATGGCGGTTCTACGAATGAATTATTTGCGCACAATATTTTTTTCGAATATACAATAAATGACGGTTGTGAATGATCCGGGGGATGTCCTGCGCCGGATCGCGCACATGATAGAGACCCATCCGGGCACGGCATACACAATAAACACTATTTTCGAGAGCATCGGTGAGTACATTGATGCGTATTTCCAGAGAGGCTCTCATGAACCCCTGTCGGACAGGGATCTTTTCATCTTACAACAGTATATACGCAATCATATAACCTATTATATAGGGAGAGCCGAACGATATGAGAATGCTCTGGACACCATCCGAAAAGATCGTCAAAAAGCACGTGCACAAGCGCTCAGAAAAATATCCAGTAAAAAAGCAACGCGTACGCCGACACCCAGACGCGGCCCTACAACATTAGCCTCAGGAAGACCGCCCCTCCATCCACAGACGCGCAATAAAAAACGCTAAATCAGGAATTCGTTGATCGAGGGAGATGTTTGTGTTTTCGGTGGTAGGCAGCGATAAAGGGCATGGAGGATGCCATGGCCTCGATTTCCTGGCAGGAACGGCATGACTTCGCTGACGATGAGAAAGATGGTGGGTATGATCCATAATTGTTCCATGTTTGATTTTTTTTTTGAAATCATGATATTCCGATTTCAAATTTTTTTTTGTAGGAAAACTAAAACAGAACATGCGACAGATCCAGAATCTTTTGACAGACGAGGAGATTGCACGGATCATCCGGGATCCTCTCGTGCAATCGAATCGAGAAACGATCGGTGGAACTCATCGGACTGTGTCGTTCGACATCGCCTTGCCCCAGGATATTGCACAAAAAGTGTCCGATATGCTGCAGATCTCATGGCCATCCTCCTCAAGAATCCCGATGCGCTGGATCCACGGTGATTCCCCCATGCACATCGATCGGGCGTGGGATCACAATGCGTTCACGACCACTCATCTCATCTATCTGACCGATAGCGATGGATCTCTGGTGATCGGGGATGTTCACTACCCGATCCGGGCGGGGGACGGCTACATGTTCGCGGAAGGATTACCGCACGGCACACAAAAACGCGACCTCGACACGATTATTGATGGGCCCTTTCAATGAATCGTTAGTCCCCGTCGGGTATGTGGGTCTCTATTATAATGATGGGACAAATTATTTTAACGATTTGGCGTCGTCGGGTGTATTATTGAGCATCGATCAGATCAACACGATCGGAGGGTCGGGGACACCGTTCGTTGTGCCCACGGGACAGGTTCTGACCGGTTGGACGTACCAATCAGCATCCTCTTATGGAACGAGTCTGATCAACGGGGTCACCCCGGTCGATGGGAATCTCTATCCTGTCGGCGCCACCTACAGCACTGATGGAGGTATTTACCTCAGTCCTACCTATGGCAACGTCGATGCCCTGTGTTTCCGGGAAGGGACGCAGATCCTAACGTACGACGAGGCGCTCCAGAAAGAAATCTACCGTCCGATCGAAACGCTGAGCGTCGGCCAGCGCGTCAAGACCTACAAATCCGAGGAGTACAAGAAAATCGCCATGATCGGGTACAACATCCTGGAAAATCCGGAAAACAACGAGCGAATCAAGAATCGATTGTACCATCTGTCCCCCGACGAGTATCCAGAATTGACGGAGGATCTGTACATCACTGGGAGTCATTCGATACTCGTCGATCGTCTCACTCCCTCGCAGAAAGAAAAGATCCGTCACGAATTCGGAAAAATTTTTGTGACGGACGATAAGTACCGACTCATGGCGTGCATCGATGACCGTGCGCGCCCATGGCCGCAGCCTGGATCGTACAAGATTTTTCATTTTGCCCTCGAGGATGACAACAATCGTCGGAATTTCGGTATCTATGCGAACGGTCTCCTCGTCGAGACCACATTCAAGAGCATGTTCGAGAAACGTCAGTACCTCATCCGATAATATGATTTTAGATTATTTCATGTTACAAAAAAAGAAAACCGATGGAACTCGAGACACGATACCGGACGGCGGAGAAACTCTTGCAATCCGATCTTTTCCGGTTCTTGTGCATGCAATTCGAATCATCACACACATTTCCCGACCTGGAGGTCGTGTGCCGTCGTCTGGGCAGAATCAGCAAAATGATGGACGAACCACAGACGTTCCCCTTCCGTTTCCATAAATACTATCGCAATCATATTTTCCCGCCCGAGATTGAGCACAAAGAATCGGTTTTCTTTGGCGCGGACATCAATCTCATCGATGCGATCCTTATCGATATGGATCCTCGTCCTAACCACCACATCGCCCACCGAGGACGGTACGCGCATGCCACACGGTTTTCTCCGCATTGATATTTTTTTTCTGTGGATGGAATAAACATCCATCATGTGCAATCGGTATAAGAAATCTCAATTGGTGGATCTCGTGGTAGAACGACTGGGATGGGAACCGACGGTGGCCAGGAAGACATCCAAGAAAGGATTGTGCGAATCGCTCTTCCCGGAGGAGTATGTGGTCCACGACGAAAAGGTCTGTACGGACAGGAGGAAGCGCATCTACCCGAACCGGTACACCAAGGAGGAACTGGTTCGTCGGATCCGCGAGCGGAATCCTTTCATGAACCGAGCGAAACTCTTGCGGTCCCCGTACAGGATCCTCTGCCGATTGGCGAGGATACCGTTTGTTCTATCGGCAAGACCGCGCGTCGAGAATGATGAAGAACAACAACAGAGGACCAGAAGAGATCCTTCCCGGTACTACGAAAAGACCGGGGAACAGCAGACCGAGGCGCGGGACTGTCTGGAACGCGGTCGGAAGAAGGCCTTCCAGTACCAGCGCCGTGTGATTGAGCATTTCCGGCGCCACCGCGGTCTTATCGCGGTCCATTCGCTGGGCAGCGGGAAGACGCTCACGGCGGTCTACGCGTCGCAGTGCTACCTGGATGAATTCCCCGATCACAAGGTTGTCGTGGTGAGTCCCGCCTCGCTCATTGAGAATTTCAAGAAGGAGATGCGAGAATTCGGGGATCTGCGCCACGCGGATCGGTACGAATTCTTTTCGTTCCAGGGATTTTTCAACAAGTACAAACACCGCCCGCGCGCGTGCCGTCGTCAGTTCCTCATTGTGGACGAGGCGCACAATCTCCGCACCGAGTACAAGAAGAGCCTTACGACGGGCAAGGAAGTGGGCAAATACAACAAGGTGATTACCGATTGCGCGGAAAAAGCCGATCGCATCCTGTTGCTGACCGCCACACCCCTCGTGAACAAACCCAGCGACATCGCCCCGCTCCTCAACCTGATCCGCGACGATCCCACCGCGGAGAATCGGATCCTCAAGAAACACATCCGCCCGGGCGGGAACCTCCGGGAGATCGGGTTGTGCCGGTTCTCCTTCTACGAGCGGGAACGGGCGAACGCGGACTACCCGGAGGCCCACATCCACGACATTTTCCTCCCGATGCCGCCCCGTTTCTACGCCATGTACCGGGACGTCGAGCACGAGACCATGGAGCAAGGGATCATGCGGATTTTCGGCCAGGATTCGAAACTGAAACCGTTCTTCAACGGGATCCGGCGCGCCGTGAACATCCTCTCGGAACTCCCCGAGGAGGAACTCCTCAAGAGCCCGAAAGTCCGATGGATCCTGCAGCAGATCCGCGCCGAACCGCACAAAAAAACCGTCATCTTCTCCAATTTCCTGGACATGGGCCTGCAGAGCATCATGGATCGACTCCCCGACACGATCCGATCCGCCTACATCACCGGGAGCCAGCCGAAAGCCGTGCGCAAGCACATTGTGGACGATCTCTACAATAAGGACCAGATCGACATCCTGTTCATCAGCCGGGCGGGAGGCGAGGGTCTCGATCTGAAAGGCACACGGCGAATGATCCTCCTCGAGAGCGGATGGAACGAGAATTCCGAGAAACAGGTCATCGGCCGGGGTGTGCGCTACCAGAGCCACGCCCATCTCCCCCCCGAGGAGCGCGTCGTCGACATCTACCGGTTGTACCACATCAAGCCCGACGAACAGGATCAGATCGAATTCCTCTTGTCGCCAGAGTACAATGTCGAGTACAACGACCCGACCACATGGTTGTCCGCCGATCTCATGCTCCGCAAGATCGCCTCGACCAAGTACCAGAGGACCGACGCGTTCCTCCAGGAACTAAAACAACTGTCGATCGAACGCAACGAGTGTTGAATCCATTCTATCGTTATTGCCAACCCAATTCAATAAAACAAAAAATCGTAGTTTGTACGATTTTGATATTGTCGGATCGATGACCCTAATACAGATCCGAGAGCAGGAAGGCCGTCTCGATCGTACGGGCGCGTGTCGTGTTGAGGCAGACACCCGGTTGGATATGACAGGATCGAGCCACACGAAAAAATTCCAGGATATCACGGCGCATTTCGTCGTCGTGATGGATCGGTTCGATGCACCAGACCATGGGGGGTTCGTCCAAGAGCGATCGGACGAGTTTGGGCAATCGCAGCGGGATGACGCCATGACCCATCCGGCAGATCATGACGAGCCTGCCCGGTTCCCTGCGGGGATTGAGCATCCGTACCAGTGGACCGGGATCGGTCCTGCCATCGATCCGAAGGCCGACCGGCATGGATTCGTTGGAGATCAATGCACGATCCGCTGGATCGTCACAGATGATAAAATGCGAGTGTTCTTCGTATAGTTTTCCGGGCGAGGGTGTACGGCCCGTCGTCTCTTCCAGGAATGCGGTCGTCCGCCGGACATGCGCCAGATGATCCTCGTACCGGGATTGGACGAGTCCTGACAACAGACCCTCATCATCTTCTGATCGTCCTGATGATGATACAGCGATGGGGGTGACCGGTTTTTCCGAACGGTGGGAGAGGATGAGCGCCGCGTCCATGATGCTCGCCGGATTGCCGAGTATGAGGATACGTTTCCCGATCGCCGCCTCGGCGATCTCTCGTCGCAGATGATATCCAGAAACGACGACTCTTGCAACGATCAGCGCGCCCAATAGACGTCGCACAAACATTTTGTCGATGTGTACGACGTCAATAAATTGATAGTTTGCTACATTCAATTTATTGGCATGGATACTTTTTTCTTTTTCAAACATATTGGTCCTCGTTGATCGTTTTCTGTTCATATCTCCTTTTCCAATCGTCCATTCATCCTTACATGATTTTCGCGATACGATGCTGGTAGGTGTACGTGGGATGGAGGTCGACAACTTCTCGAAAAAGACCGGCCTTGACAGTGTCGTCAAACATCTGGTTGAGGTGGGACATCTGTGTGTCGTCCCAGATGATGTACCGCTGGGCGAGGCGCATCGAATTCTCGAGGTCCTGGCGGGCGATGGATTCTTCGTGAGAGCCATCGATATGGATGAGATGAAAGTGTGCACCGGGATTGTCCTTGATGTATTTCGGGATGGTGACAGTCGAATCACCGGGATGAATATCAAGTCGTCCGGGAAAGAGCGTGGACAGATAGTTGAAACACGGCATCGTGTAGGCGTGAGAACAAATGTCGAAAATCGTCACGTGACACGATGGATTGGAGAGGAGGTACAAGAGGGTCGAGTGTCCGGCATTGAACCCGATCTCCATAATGGAGGTGCAGACACGCCCCAGGGAATAATGATTGGCCTGTTTGTTGATCAGATCCTTCATCTCGTGGTGGATGTTGTGGTGCTCGGTGAAGCAGTTCCCTTCTACCAATTCTCCGTGCGCGAGACAGATCTGCTTGATACGATCGAGGATGTGCCGGTTGGCATCCAGAACGGCAGTATACTCCTCTAAAGAGACAATGTCGTGGAGCTGAATATCGATCGAGTTTGTCATGATGTAGTTGATCATCTGTAGATAATGCGGTACAGAGTTTCCTGGTTCCCCCGGAAAATGCGCGATAATCTCCTTGTTCCATGCGACCGGATTATTGACGGCCTTGCCGATCAGCCATTGATTCTCACACATGCATTCTTTGATGGCCCAGTAATTGAGAAAGGGCTGGTCATAACAAGGCGGGATGACGTGTCCGTCGCGGAGATACCGGTCGATATGTTCTCTGACTTTCTGAAAAAGAGACCGGATGGCATCGCAGTGGTTGAAGAGCAGGATCCCAGATGTGAACCCGGTGCGATGCGAAAAATCCTTTGGGAAAAATTCTCCACCCCAGAACGGATGATCGGTCGGACCCTCCTCCAGCGTGTATAGCACATTTTCCAATTGGATGTCAAAGAGAGGATGCACATGATTCGTGATCAGGATGTCTGTGTCCAGATAGAGGATCTTGGAATAGTCGCCGATCTTGGGATACTCAAAGATCAGGAGGCGCGAGCAGGCCGCGTCAAACACTGTCTCGATATCATCCAATACCCACACGTCGACACGATCATCCAGGGCCCTGACCTTGGGTGCGAATTGAGAAGATGTCATGACCATGTAATGCGTGTCCTCTCTCGGACCCTGCAGGCGATAGGTCTGCAGGAGCAATCGAAGGAGCGAGAGATACGAGTCATTATAAAAAACACACGAATAGATCAGATTCATTTGTTTCTTTGTAGTATGTGTTCTTAGATCGCGGCGACACAGAATCCATTTTATTGAAATCTAAGTTCATGACATTATGGACAATAAAATGAGGTGTACAATCAAGGGGCGGTTGTATGACCTGTCCTCGTTCCGGCATCCGGGGGGTGATGCGGTCTTTGAGATCCTCCGCTCTCGTCAGACTGATCCCGATCTGACCAATATGCTGTACCTGTACCACAGAGATCCCGAATCGATCCTATCACAAATCCTTCCGAAATATGAGGTATATGCTGTTTCTATCACGTATACCGACAGCACCGATTTTACCAATTACATGAGATTGAAACGGCGCGTCCACGAAGCCATCCGGGAACGCTCATTGTCCACAGGTTGGTCGTCGATGGAATGGGCGATCCACGGGATCATTCTCGGCGTCTACCTCATCATGTGGTGTTTGTACCTGTCCCGCCCGACATGGTGGAGCGCCATCGGGCTGGCGCTCATAGTGTCATGGTGGGGATCGAATATCGTGCACGAGGTTTCTCATCGGGTCGGCTGGACGGGACGGCGCGCAAATCTTATGCGAATCCTCGAAAACATTGCCTGCCCATTCCTGGATGCGGATCAATGGTTCTATGATCATGCGTACCTGCACCATTCGTACACCAATACGGGAAAAGATCCGGATGTCTCCTCGGTAGATTGGGTGCGTTTCCTGCCGAATGGACGATGGCGCGCCTATCATCAGTACCAATCCGCGTATCTGCCGCTCCTCGCGACCATGACGACCTTCGTGAAAGGAGTGTGGCCGTCAGTTATCCATGAGATCAATCTGGCCTCGATGATGTCGTTCCTCGTGGTTCTGTGGTGTTCGCGGAACGACATGATGAAATTTTTAGTCTTGTTCATGCTCCCGGGACCTTTGTTTATCATGCCGGCGATGCTGAACCATGTCCAGCACGAATGCACGCTCGGCGAGGAGCATACCGATTTTTTGCGGCACCAGTTATCCACGACCATCAATTATCGGACCAACTGGTTCACACGATTATTGAGTTTCAACCTGGACATCCAGATCGAGCACCATCTATTCCCGAATATCGCCCATTCGACACTCCGCCGGGTGCAGGATGTGGTACAAGGATTCTGTAAAGAATACAACCTGCCCTATCTCGAGAAACCGAGCATGTGGGCCGCGTACCGCGATTTCCAATCCATATTCCGACAGTTAGGGAAGAAGACGATATAATTTTTTTTTAATCATGCGACATGTAAAACCAGTATCATCATGACAAGATGCCGTTACAGAGACGCCCTCGGCCGGCCGGGGGAGGGCGTGCACCGTGCACGAGTATTCTCTATGGCGGCGGCCGATATCCTCATGACGTTGATCGCCGCATTCTTCCTGTCTTTCTGTTTCTTTTCCATCCATCAATGGCGGAATTTTTTGGTCATGTTTATCCTCATGGCCATCTTCTTGTTCAGCGCGGGCATCATCCTGCACAGGGCGTTCTGTGTGCGGACGACCGTCGATCGATGGCTCTTCCCTCGCGTCTAAATTTTTACAGATAGATAATTATGTGAGAATGGATGATTTGTTTTTCTTGAGGGATGCCAATCCCTGTACAATGTCCATTGTGATTTGCGAACAATCCCCCAGTTTTTTTCAGCATGGCATCGAGGAGACGCCATTCAAACAGAATGCTGTCGAGAGTCGGGAGTTTGGGGCACGACACATCCGTCATCTGCTGGGCGCGGATCTGTTGTTGCGTTGGTCGCTGGTGATTCTCGTATCGTATCTCATTGTGTGACGAACGACAGAATGTGTTTAATCTTGTATGGGTAAAGAGTCGTACAATCTGTTGGCGTTCGTCCGATGTGAGGAGCGCGGGCATTTCGCCGTGCCACGCATGACGCAGGATAAATGGAGATCCGGTTTTCCGACTGGTATGACATCCGAGGCCGAGACGGATGGTGTGCGACAACGAATCATCGCCCGACATCCAGGAATAGACCAGGAGGAATACATAATTCCGGATCACCTGCGGTCGATCCCAATGATACAGAGTAAGAGCCCTATCCGCTCGATCTCGTGCCGTCTCGAGCATGAACGATGCCTTGCGACTCATAACAGGGGCGCACCATGTACTAAGGATGTTCACCACCTCGATCATGGATGTCAGGGGGATGCCGAGTGTGCACTGAAATACGAATCGGTAATGGCTAGCATAATCATCATCATTCGTAAATAGGAGCACGGCATCGTTGTCCGTCCCTCGAAGATGCAGGAAGGACGTGTAAGGGAAACGAGTACGACGGAGGGCTGTCGATGCGGATCGATCCTCTTTGTTCAGGACTTCAAACACGATGGGACGCCGTGGGTGCCTATCCAGGAGCGTCCGTATTGCGCGGATGACTTTTGTCCGCAGGATCTTGAGAATGTACGAGGGGAGAGTGTCTGGGTTAATCTCATGTGGGGTCGGATCTGTCCATACAAATTCGGCATGAGAATAGACGGTATCCTGGAGTTCGTCCATGGGAAGAATGAGGTACGGATCGTCCGAAATCCGCACCTGTTGCCAACTGACCCGATGTTTTTTGAAAAGACGATTGAATGGTTCATGGACGTCCTGCGCCATGGGCGTATTTTTTTGAACGAATCAGCGTAAATCTCTAATTTGTCATTAATCATGAACCGATAGACATGCGAATCGTTGCGGAGCTGGTACTTGTCCGGTGAATTGGGTATGGGTTTCAAGAGGATGAAGGCGATGTATTGTGTTTCTGCTTCGAATCCGATCGATACCGGGATCATTTTATCTGATTCCAGATTTTTCTCGATGAAAATATGACATTATCAATCTGATCACAGCCAAACATGTGGATCGATGATTGACGACTGAAAATTATTCAAGCAACAATATAAATAAATAATAAAAGAACAAGAAATATCATGTCGCCGCTGATCGATCATATGATTTCCAGGGATTGGCTCACAAGGACAGAGATCCTCGACGTGTTTGAACAATCCTTCAAACAAGGATACATCGGTTTCCATCTGTGCCCGCACGAGGTTACCAAGGATGAAGAAGAAATCTTGGAGCACATGTGCGATCTGTTCGATCTGCCGTATGATGCCAATTTTTTTCATGTGGTGTCGTGCAAGTGCAATAAGATCGCCGTGTACATCGATCCCAATATTATCCGGAAATACATCCCGTGCGAGGTCGTCCGTTATTGCTACGATCCCAAATAATCATGATTGATGTGCAGTCGTTTGCAGCCGTTTTTTGATCGTCTGAATGACAGTGGCATTCTGTTGAGGATGTTTTTCGAGTCGGATCAGTGCTTTTTTCAGGATGGTCTCTTCCGTCTTAGCGCTGTTTTTCATATCCTGAAGATGTTGTCGGTACAACTGTGTCGCCAACAAATGCGTCCGATCGTACAGACGTTTTGTGGCGGGTTTTATGAGCTGCACACTGCCTCGATAAATCTCTCCCAATTTGCGTTTCCCACCCCGGACGACCGGCTTGACGACTTGTACACCGCCACGATAAATCTCTCCGAGTTTGCGTTTGCCACCCCGCCCTGCACGACCCGTGAGGGTCACAATCTTTTCTAGGATCGGTCCGATCCGCGAATCGTTCCCCAGTTCCTTCTGGAGCCGTTTCCAATCTTTTTCAATCTTTTGATGGACATCCTTGTATTTCAGGGTTGTCCTTTTTTCCGCGCCGAATTCCTTCAGGATCTTATCCACATACTGTCCGATCACGCCCACCTTGTCGTAGAATTTCTGATCAGAAGATGTTTGCAAGAACGCATGAATCCGTGTCAGGTTTTTCAGCACATCCGCGACAATCTCCCGTATCGCCTCGGCGGCCTCCAGGCCACGGAGCGTCTTGGTCTGAGGGACGAGTTTCTGTCCGGTCGCGATCTGCCGTTTCGTCGGGTTTTGCACGACGAGATGACTCTTCAGGTACTCCTCGATCTCGCGACGACGCTCCTCCAGGAGCGCGATGGCCTCCTGGACCTGCCCGATGAGGGTGAGGTATAGCGGAGTGCGACGAACAACAATAGCCATTTTATCTGTTTAGATTAATCATTTTTACACTAAAAAAATGTCATCACAATGAACACATTGGTCCATGTCGACGTTGCAAGGATCTTCGATCCGACAGCGGTTGTCGATATTTATGACAAGACCGATCACCAGACGAGACAACGATGCGATCGACAGTATGTATGCCGAACCGGTTGTTAGAGACTAGTATAGTGTCTATTCGTATCCGTTGCGCGTCAGCGCAACCCAGAATCACAATCGTGAAAAAAAAATATTGAAATCGATATTTAATACATTCATGAGGTTCGGCGATGTTTTTTCAGGCTCGATGCAATAGAGACTCAACATTTATGGACTATCTCACAAGGATTATCGCCAATTGCTGGAACGATTGCTGTCCGATATAGAGATGACCGATGATGTCAAACAATCCGCGAATGATCGGCGCACAGGATCTCGACGTCCGGAATGAGATCGCTATCCGCGACAAGACGGGACAGGTACGGACGGATCGTCTGGTTGATGTGCTTGGGTGAAGGATCGTACCGCATCGGACAATCGAGGAGGAGGTGCAGGAAATTGAGGAGCGTAAAGATGCCACAATTCGTGAGACTCGGCCAGCTCGGGATCTTGCCGTAGTAGTCCTCGATCAGATCTTGCTCCCCGATCGGCAGTTCCTGGATATCGACGCAACTCTCCTCTTCGGAGGGCAGGTTGTCGTAGAGATGGAAGACGCCCGTACGATTATCCAGCATCATGAGGAACCAGTGGTCGTTCTGGTGCATGACCGCAAAGACCCGTTTGTAGCCGGCGTAGGCGGACCAATCAATCTCCATCAGCCGGGTGATGAATGTCGGGATCCAGTAATCGTCGGCCGATCCGTACTGCGAGAAGAACCGATCGGCGAGGTAGTCCATCATGCCATCCGTCAGTTTCTGGCCGCGGCGGAGGCATTTCTCCTCGTTCTTGGGGTACGGGATGTACATCGCCTGCGCACAATATAATGAATTATCGTCAGTCCATCATTGTTTATGATCCTGATGTCGGATCCAAATCAGTTTCTCAATCGGTGTAATAATTTGAGAAACTGCAAATCGTTTTTCTATGATTTCCATGGAACGTTCTCACAAACATGGATTATGAATGATTGTAGATTTTTATCCGATTTTATTTTCAGAAATAGAAAAAATTTTTATATCGATATAAAGACATGATTTTTTCCCAGATCGAGAAACGACATGCGTGCGAATTGTTCCTGGCGATTGAGGAGTTGCAGGAAGAGATTGCCTCTATTCCTACCGGACCGACCGGACCGACCGGACCGTCATTTTCGTCCACCACGACGACCGGCCTTGTACAATTGGTATCGGGCCAGGCGGTGGTCGTCGCGCCGGCGTGCACGCCCGCCTCGAATATTGTCTTGTCCTACCTCCAGCCCGTGACGAACGGAGGGATCCTGAGCGTTAGTGGCATCGCGACGGGCCAGTTCACGATTCTGTCCTCCAACGGCGCGGACGCGTCGTACGTCCAGTGGCTCCTGGCGCAGTACCCCGGTGATTCCCTGACGATCCCGGGTGTCACGACAAACTCGCTGACGACACCCGTCGCCGAACGATTCGCGGCGACGGGCAATGTCGTGTCGAACGGCTACCAGTCCATCACCGAGCGCGGGTTCGTCTGGTCCAAGACGAACCCCTCACCAACGATAAGCGATACGAAAGAGACGGCATCGCTGGGGTACGGTCTTGGGAATTATACGGGGACATGGTATGATGGGACGACGACGCTGACCTATGTCCGAGCGTTTGCAACAAACGACAGCGGCACGGCGTACGGGAACGTCCTGACGGGACAGACGTTCATCTGTCTCGCGCGCGGGACGCGCATCACGCTCGCGGACGGGTCCGTGAAAGCCATCGAGGACGTCCGCTACACGGACGAACTGCTGGTCTGGGATTTCGATCGTGGCACACTTGCCACGGCAAGCCCGCTCTGGATCAAAAAGAGAGAGATCACGCCACGGTACAATGTCCTGCGCTTCTCAAACGGCGTGGAACTCCGGACGATCGACCAGCACAGGATTTTTAACGAGGAGAAGGGCATGTTCACCTACCCGATGACCGACGAGACTCCCCCCGGCACGCACTCGTTCAGTCATACCGACGGGCGCATCATGCTTGTCGGAAAAACCGTCATGGATGAACCGATCGATTATTACAATATCATCACTTTTCATCACATGAATCTTTTCGCCGACGGCATCCTCACCTCGTGCCGGTACAACAACCTCTACCCGATCCGGGAGATGCGGTTCGTCAAGGAGGTCGTCCATCGCACGCGTGAAATGCCCGCAATAGGATTCGATCGGATATACTATGACGGCCTGCGATTGGACGAACAGATCCTGCCGTGGGAGACGACCCGGGAGTATGTCGATCGTCTCGAACGCACCCGACAAAAAACAATCCTGTTCCTGGATCATCAGGGGGTCCTGTACCTCCACCCGGATCACAGGAAACCCGACGCGTTCGATCCGGCGTGCGTGCGCGCGCTGAACGACCTCCTCGAGAAAACGCCGCACCTCGAGATTGTCGTCTCCTCGGACTGGAGGACATGGGTCGATCTCGAGACAATGAGGCGTTTCTACCGGGATCAGGGCGTGCGCCGACCGCCCCTCGATTACACGCCCGTCCTCGAGAAGCGCCACGGCGTCTTCCAGAATCACAGCCAGCATCGCGCCGAGGAGATCCGGGCGTGGCTCGAGGCGCACCGCGACGAGGTCAATGACTGGATCGCGATCGACGACCTCGACATGAGCCCGTACCTCTCGGATCATTTTATCCGGACCGAGACCACGATGGGATTAGTTTCTTTTCCTTCTCACCGTCTATTTGCCACGTAATTTTCATTGTGTATGTTGTGGTAATCATTTTATCCAATGAAAATCAGAATTTCATCAATCAGACGACAAATCCATTCCTGGAGGGCACGGGGTTCCCGTTGAGGTCCCGGCGGAGGAGGTACTCGTTGGTGATGACTTTGGGGGTGGGCGCGTATGCATTTGGGTTCGTGAGGCGGTACAGGAATGCCGGTCCCGCCTGCGTGGAGACGCGGGCATCCGGGCGCGACGTGATGGACTGGAGCATCAGCGCGGGATCCTCAAAAGACGGGTAGGACGATGCATTGAACGGGAACGTGAGGAATGCCCTGAGACGGTTAGGCGATGATGAATCGAACCCGTTCCCCGAGAAAATGGGCGGGTCCGTCCACAAGAAACTCGTCGTGACGCTCCCGTTTACGGTCGCGCCGGGGTACGGGATGGTCGCATTGTCGTTGTTTGTGTACACACTGGTATAATTGACGATCGAATCCGTACTATCGTTGTAGTAGAGGATCGGTACATTCAGCGATTGGATCTCCGAGAAGGTGTTGTACACGACATAGACATCCGTCAGTGTTGTTGTAGCATCATCGGGACCATTCCCGTAAAAAATGCCCGCGACGCCGGTCACAATCGCGCCCTGATCCGACAGGTACACATAGACATTGCTCGCCTCGAACGTCGATCCATCATTATTCGTACAGCCAACGAGATAAGTGTACTGATCGATGGACGGCGCCACAAAATACGCATTGGTCAGCGTGTTGGCCGTCCCATCGAACGAGCCGATGAGCGCGAAATAATTGGGCGAGTAGAGCGGTTGCGTCGAGACGATCGAGATGGAATCCATCGTGACGTTCAGACCGTAATCGCATAGGTAGGTGCAATATAAATAGACAGAGGCGTGCGAGACGATGCTGATGTTGCGGAACGTGGCGTATGACGCCTCGTACGTGAGGAGATAGGTGAACTGCATATTTTCTTCAGCGACAATCGACACATTCTGAATAATGGCCGGTACCTCGCTATCAAAATCGCCCGCATAGACGATGAGCGCGATCAGGTAGCCGTTATCCCATGCGATGGGCGGTTCGCAACCATGGACCAGAGTCATCGTGAACCCCTTGCCGTCGAACGTCTGCCCGGGATTGATGTACAGATAATCGGTATCGTCCGAACCGTCATTCATGTAGGGGACGTGATCCGCGTCGAACGTGAGATCCTTCCCGAGTTGGTATGTCGAGTACACGGGCGACACGGACCAGGAATCGGCAATGGCCGCGAGAAAATCCTCGTGCGATTGGATGACAAATACGAGCGGCGGATTCGCGGCCGTGATGGTCACCTTGGGACGCAGCGTTTCGCGTTTTTGGAGTGTTTTTCTCGTTTCCAACAGCGCTTTCCTATCGAACGCCATCCTTGTAACCTATGTATACCCAAGATTATTTTTTAACTATTTTTCATTCTAAACATGCGATGCTATTCTTCTCCATCTCGACAAGCATGTACTGATCCTGATACATCATCATCTGATGATTCTGGCGTTCCATCTCCTGTCTGAAAATGATGGAGGCATCATGAGTCTCCTTGAACAGCGAGGCGATGGCTGCCTGGTGCTGTTCCAGGTGCGCCGGATAATCCATGAATCGGATCGGATGATGACAGAATCGGCATACCCCGTAGCGCTGAGGACATTGTTGTTCATGTTCCTGGAGTTTGGATGGGTGTTCGCAATTCGAGCAGAATTGGCAATCCTTGTACTGATGCGCTGTCCGGAGATGATCTTGGAATTGTTGGACGCGGAATACCTCGTCGCACATACCGCACAGCCTGTAGCCCGCACAATCGTACCGGCGGTGCGTCTCTTTATCCTTGGCGAGGATGATCTTCTTGCAGTTTTTCCCCCGGCAGAACAGGATCCGGTACGGACACTCAGATCGGAGATGCCGGTCGAGATCGTTCTGCGTGCCCGTGAATCCGCAGCCGTCCGTGGAATGGACGCACGGGTATTTCTTGCTGTCCATCGACATGAGCAGGAAATCCTTGGCGTACGCAGAATCGGCATTCAGCAGGCGTGGTTCCGTCGTCGTCGGGCAGATGAGACATTTGCGTTGCGGGATGCGCTCGTTTTTTGGTTTGTCCAGTTCCAGGTACGCCCTCGCGCACGTGAGGCACACGCGGATGGTATCGTTGCAGGTCTGTTTCGCGGGCGAGGGGGGGCAATCGAAACAGATGAAACGGACAGGGATGCGGACCGGCTCATGGCAGATGAGGCAGTTGATATCGATCTCCATGATTAATGTATTTAGTATCCGATCCCATGTCCATGAGAATTCAATTTTTTCCCGAGATGTTGGCCATCCAACATCAAGGAATGAATTGCCCTTTTTTATTAATCGTATAGAAATGAGTAGACGATGCTTGTATTTTGGATTTTTTGTCCATGGTATCGATTTTGGCTCGTAGCATCTTTAATGCGGATTCTGATTTTCGAAATTCTTTCAGGATATACTGTCGGAGATCTTTGATTGATACCGGATTTTTTTTCATCAGATCTATAATTTTTTCAAATCGGATCATACGGGATTGGAGATCCGACAATTTCTGTTGGATCTCTGATCTTTCATTGATAGACGACGCTGCGTATCCAAGATGATGTCGCAGATGCGATTTATACCATCCATCGACAGCATGTAAAAATCGTTTAATATTCGGGGTAAGATCGATTTCATCGCCCAACACTCGTTGACATTTTATAGTCCTCTAGAGTGCCAAAAACAAACGATGTATCCAAAACAAGTATCCAGAATACGTATCCTCCAGAGAGGCTGAATTCATAACAATCAATTATTGAGCGTCGGATCTATCTCATCCGTCTCTGGATGGCGTACAGAGGGAATCGTTCGTCGAACGATCCAAAACACTCGTCGCAGATCTGACTGTACTCGTACACGATAAACCCATGGTGGCGCAGGCATCCCCGGAACTGCGATTCGGCATTGAACCAGAATGCATTCTCGTCCGCGGAATCCCAGTCGCCGTAGTACAAAATCATGTCGGCGACAATCCTGGCCAGATCGAAAGGCATCAGGTAGATGAGATTCTTGCGGAACGTGATGGCCCACCGGCCGTTGGCCGGATCATTGTCGATCGAGTACTCGCGTCCCTCCGGCTGGACCGTCCCGCGAAAGAACGATGCCATTGCCGGGACGAGGTCCGCAAAAACCGACTGCCATGTGGCCGTCTCGAGATCCGGTTCGGCGAGGTGGAGCGTGTGACGGAAGAGCACATCGGTGCGGATGCGCAGGAGGAGATCGGCGGACCGATCGTTGGCGGTGCACCAATCGTAGAGGGTTGCAAACTGCGCGTACTCGATGCACGACCCTGAACGATGGATAAGGTACTCGAACCAGTGCGGTGCGAGACGGCCTTTCTGGACGTACCTCTCGAGCGATGCGACGGCCCGTCGGAAATAGGGATTCTCGCGGTCCATCCAGTGGATGGAGAGATTGTGATCCTCAAATCCCAATCCTTTCCAGACCGAGGATAGCACGATCGCAAACATTTGCCGGTCATCGTCCGTCCACGCGCACTGATGGTGTTTCCATTGTCTGTCCAGAGCGAGACAGAGTTGGATCGACATCCCCCTCGCGCGGTTCGGGAGAAGGATGAGATCCACCACATTCCACCACGTCTCCCAAAAATTACGGTACTGACCCGTCATAAAAATCATGAGGCGTGTCATATTCTTTACTGATAACAATCCTACGGTTCTAAATCTCTCGCAAAAATGAAAACCGTCATTTTTTGTAGATCAAGATAATCATGGAATGCGAGATATGTCTGGATCGCACCGACAAACCCATCGATTGTGGTGTATGCAGCCATAGGTGCTGCGTAGAATGTCTGAAAAAGAGCATCCTGCTGGATGCGCACGAACCCCGATGTCCTTTCTGTCATCGGGCATTATCGATCGAATTTGTCATGACGAAAAGCGATCGTCCGTGGTCGATCCATCAGTTCTTGCCTCATCTGGCGAGGATCCGCCTCGAATCAGAAAAAAATCGTCTGATTGAAAATCAGGACGAAGCCAAAGAGATCCTCGTGCTCCGACGTCTGCGCGCCGAACTGCGACGCCTTCCCACTTTTACACGGGTAAGAAAACGATTACGGCTCAGGGCGGGAGAGGATCACCCGGAACTCCAATCGTTGCGAGATCGACGAAATGCGATCCGGGGACAGATCCGGGACCGGACAGCGATGGACAAGAAAAATCCTGTGGAATACATCGGGCCGTGTCCCGCCGCGGATTGTCGCGGCTTCCTCCGGAAGGACGGATCATGCGGTCTGTGCGAGCGCGCCACATGCTCCGAATGCGGGGAAGAACATCAGGAATCGCACGAGTGCAACCCGGATGCGCGTGAGAGTATGCGCGCGATCCGGGGCGAGACAAGACCGTGTCCCGGGTGTTCGATCCGGATCTTCCAGATCAGCGGGTGCGATCAGATGTGGTGCGTCATGTGCCGTACATCATTCAGTTGGCGCACCGGGAAACGTCTCCACGAGGCCATCCACAATCCTCATTATTACGAATGGCTTTTCAACCATCATCAGGAAAGGATCGATGTGCATTGTAACGACGAGATCCCCGATTCCATGATCTACCTGGCCTTTCTGCGATCGCGCGAATCGCAACATGTCATGTTCTTTCTCAATATGCACAGTCTCTGGGTGCATATGCGCCACGTCCTCCCTCGTCTGGAGATGAACCGGGATTACCGCGATCTCCGGGTGCGATTTCTTGTCGGGGATATCGACGAAACAAAATGGGAACAACTCCTCCTCCTCCGCGAGAGAAAAAGGTTCAAGACCGATGCCTTCTACATGATTATCGATATGCTCATTCATGTCTTGTCCGATCTTCTCCACGGGACGCTCGTCCAGGGCGCGGACGAGGATCGTCTCCGTCTCGAATTCGAGGCGATCCTCCGACACGCCCGGGAGCAATTGGATGCCGTGTGCGCCGTCCACGGCGGCCGTCTCCCTGTCTTCCTGGCGCGCACTCTATGATCGACAATCGTAGTATGCGTCGAGCCAGTCATCGGGTCGGATCGTGTGAGGGATGTGCCTCAGGTGGTGAGCCAGACGTCGTACCATGTGATGGAAATGGATGGAGGTGTGGTACAGTTTTTCCTTCTCGTAGATATCGTTCAAAAAAAATTTTAGCGCAATCAGCGTGGGCGATGCCTCCAGGATCTGGAACGACAGCAGCCTCTCCCACGCGATCGGTGGCATCGTCCCCCACCATCGCGATCGGTTGTGCTGTTCGTGCAGTTCCTCGTACCAGGCGCTCAGGATCGGCGTCTTATCCTTGATATATCTGAGCTCTCGCACCATTTTCACCAACATCGGTCCCATCATAATCTTGCTCCGCGAATAATGCGGGAAGTGATCATCCTCAAGTTTCATATTTTCTGAAAGATGAAACATAAATGTTAAAATTATTTTTTTTATTGATTCCAATAAAAATGAAGAGACAGTTACTTAAGAAAAAAGAGGAACAACTCTCTCAGTACGGTCGGCGGTTGGACAAGATCAAAGAAGAACATGAAGCCTACTACATGAGTGTCATCATTCCCGCGTACGAATCGATTCAGAAACGCGAACAGGCGCTGGCGGAACGGGAAAAGGCGTATGCGGAACGCGAGGCCGTGTGGACGACCACGGTAGCGGAATACCAATCGTGGATCGAACGAGCGAATTCGCACATCCAGCATCTGCAACAGCAGATCGAATCGTTAGAGAAGAAAAAAACGCAATTGAATCGTCACCCGTTCTTATTACCGCCACCGCCGGCCGCTGCATCATTGCCCAAGAAATTGCCCTACGATTTGAAATCACCGCCCGGTGCGAAACAGTATCGTCAGCGCTTGAACAAAAAGGCTAAAAAATAGATGTTTATGCAAGAGCACGGAAATAATCATCAAAATACTGCGCGTCCGCGTCTTTCTGATCGTCAAAACGCATGATCGTGCGGAGCGTGGGCGGGCTGTTCAGGACGACAAGAGCCTGGTACGATTGGCCCATCCGTCCCGCCCTCCCGATCAGCTGGAAGAGCACGTTCCTCGACACATGATCGCCGAATTCGCCGTCGATGAAAAGATGCGTCAGACCCTCGATGTTGGTGCCAAACACAATCTCTTTTCCCGCAAAGAGCAAAGAGAGCTGTTTCAGGATTTTCATGGTCAGACGACGATGGTAGGCGGTACACTGCGAGAAGTCGTAGACACCGATCCCCGATAGGAGAAGCATGAAGAGCAGATCGGGGAACTCCTGGTACTCCTGGGGCAGATTCGGATTGATGGCCGGTTTTCGCAGCGTATGGCCGTAGCGTCTGGCGTGCGCGAGACTGTTGACGATCATCTCCTCGGGCCACGGGAATCGCTGTAGGGATGCCAACTGATCCTCCAATTTGGTCGATTCGATCTGCATATCGATCGGATCGATCCGGCTCTTGCTCTCTTTCTTGCGATCCCGGATGGACTCGATCTTCCGTCTCAGTTCCTTTTCCTCTCGTTCGATCGAGGCGAGAATGTCGCGGAGGGGCGGAGCATTCTCGTGGAGTTCCGCATGGATCGTCTGCAGGAGGGGGAACATCCTCTCCTGCGAGGTGATGACGAGCGTCTTCCCGATAAAATGGTGCGAATCCTCCGTCGCAATCTTGGCAATCCGCGGCGCCTCCATGATCCTCGGGCGGAACGTCCTCATCCTCTCAAACAGCACGGGATGATCTTTGACGTGCTCCAGCAGCCGGAGGATATAATCGCGCACGCCCGCGTGATCAACGAGACTGATGGTCGGGAAACTCTCCTCGAATAGGAGGGATGTCGGGAGCAGATCCTGGATATGATCCATCATCAGGAAGACCTGCTGGGGCGAGTACATCCTTCCGATGAGGGGATCCTCTCGGATGCGCTGGAGGAGGAGCGGTATCTGATCGACCGAATCGATGAAATGATGCGGCAGCGCGACGAGACCGTCGGGATCGACGATCGTGCAACTGATGGTGAGCTGATTGGCCTCGATCCGGACGATATCCTCCGGCGCCGCCTCGTGCCGCCGCATGAAATGCTGCACGAGCGATGGCATATCCTCGAAACGCGGGAGGATGGCCGAGAGGAGGATCGTCTGTCGCGGGAGGTGTTCGGCGATGCGGACCATGATGGAATTGGCCTTGTCATCGCTGACAAATTCGTCAATGTAGGCGACAAACTGGTGCTTCAGGGACGGCTCCTGGAGGAGGGCGAGGCAGGTGTCCAGATCGGCCACCAGGAGATCCGGGTATTTCCCGGTCGCATTCTTGTAGAATGCGAATTGCTGGAGGACCGATCCCGTCTTGTCGGCGTCCTGCGTCTTGTACACCTTCTTCCATGTGTTGGGGAAACAACTCTTGTACGGCCGGATCAGGTACTCGTCGTTCATGGCATCAAACACGCCCATCCAGAGGTGCAGGTTCTTTCCCAGCAGCGCCGTCGTGGCGACATCCGTCCGCACGAGCTGGTTCTGGCACGCGAAAAGGATCGTCTTGTTGCTATGGAGCGCCACGAGTTTCTGCGTCAGCGGCACGGTCAGGAACGTCTTGCCCGTCCCTGGGGGCATCCGATCCCCGATCAGGATCGGCCGATCAAGGAGGACCGCACCGACCACGCGCTCGAGCAGACGAATCTGTTCTTTGTAGAGGCTGATCTGTCCCTCGCGTTTCTGCGAGAAGGGATGGACCATCAATTCCGGGTAGTGGGAGAACAATTGTTCAAAGACGAACTCGCGTCCCAGCAGATCCTGCGCCTTCCGGTTCGTCGTTTCGAAAAACGATTGAACCGGGACGGCCACCAGCGCATTGTCCTTGATCTCCTCGCGGTAGATGCGATCGATGCTGATCATCGCATCCACAATGACATCCTTCTTCTCGCACGGACGGCTCCACAGGAATAGGATCCATTCCGCAATCATGAACGAAAACGTCGGCTGGAGACGGAAACGGACCATCATCGGTCTGGAGGACGCATCGATGCGGATCATCTCCAGATCTTTCTCAATCATCTTCCGATCCGTCTCCATGTGGATCCGCTGCCGGACGAGGTTGGCCGTTTTTTTGTTCCCTTTTTTCTTCTTCTTCTCCTCTTTTTCGGAGGAGGGAGGAGACGGGAAGAACACGGCGACATTGCTGCCGTAACGCTGGATCATCCTCTCCCGGAAAAGATCCAGATACTGTACCGTCCACTGATTCGTCGTCTCCGTCTTGTCCTCGTAGACATCGTCG